GACAATTTGCCGTAACTCTTGGAAAATGTTGTCTCGCTGGTTCGAGTAGTTTTTTTCAGATATTTTATTCAAATGTTTTCGTATGGTATCAATCGTGCCATCAACACCCTCCCTCTTGACAATTTTTGTGGATTGAAACTGTCTCAAACTATTCCAGTTAGCGTCAGACGTTTCTCCGCTATTGCCATTGCCATTGCCATTGCCACCACCACCACCGTTGAGATATCGGTTACGACGACCACCCCCTTTTGACGCGTTCGATGTAGGTTCGTAGTGCCGATTATTTTTAGGAAACTGTGGTGTGCGAACGTATTCGGGAGCACCTACTTGGTCTGATAACATTTGGACGGTATCTATTACGTCCGCATCAAGTTCATAGTCGAATCCTTCATACATCAGACGGTTGATTGTATCAAGGTCATATCGTTGAACACGAACAACCATAACTGACTGTATATATGTAAAGATATTTATATCTATTTAAAATATATTTACATATATTCTATAATTTACTTAAAACTATACGAAGTATATTCGTATGACTCACTATGCTACCGAACAAGACATTGCGAATGAATCGTTGAAACCTGGTTCTGGACCTGATCCTGGTTCTGGACCTGATCCTGGTTCTGGACCCGTGTCTCAGCACATAGAGGAGTCCGACGCAAACAAGGCTTACGAGATTCGGAGTGTAGAAAATTGGGAGGAGTTGCCCGAGGTCAAACAGCTCCTGTTGCGCGGAATTTATGCCCACGGGTTCGAGAACCCCAGTCCTATTCAAAAAAAAGCCATACTGCCTTTATTCGACGGAAAGGATATGATAGCACAAGCCCAATCGGGTACGGGAAAAACCGGTTGTTTCACCATAGGCACGCTGCAGCGAATCAACACAGACGAACGCGCGACGCAGGCACTCATTATGGCACCAACCCGCGAATTGTCTTTCCAAATCAAACGCGTTTTCGACGCAATCGGTTCTATGATGCCAAATCTAGTGTCCCAATTGCTCGTAGGGGGCACGTCCACCGACACCGATAGCGAAATGTTGATGAAGAACCCGCCGCACGTGGTAATTGGGTGTCCCGGAAGAATCCATGATATGATGCGACGAAAGCGGCTCAATACGAAACATCTGAAACTCATCATTCTTGACGAGGCTGACGAGATGCTTTCGCACGGGTTCAATGAGCAAATATACAATATTTTCCAGTTTCTTCCCACCGACATACAAGTCGCGTTATTCAGTGCGACGATGCCACCCGAAATCGCCACGTTGACTGATAAGTTCATGCGCGAACCAGTAAAAATTCTGGTCAAGGCAGAGCAGCTCACGTTGGAAGGAATCGAACAATATTATGTCGCGCTGGAAACCGATGAGCACAAATATGAGGCGTTAAAGGACTTGTATGGCGTGCTTTCTCTAAGCCAGAGCATCATATACTGCAACAGCGTGCGAAGAGTGCAAGACCTCTATGAGGCAATGACAACCGACAACTTTCCTGTGTGTCGCATCCACAGCAATATGGAGAAGGCAGAGCGACAGGAAAATTTCAACGAGTTTACGAGCGGTAAAATGCGCGTATTGATTTCTTCGAACGTTACCGCGCGAGGCATTGACGTCCAGCAAGTGAGCACCGTAATCAATTTTGACATTCCGAAGTGTGTAAACACCTATTTACATCGCATTGGAAGAAGCGGTCGGTGGGGCAGAAAGGGTATGGGTATTAATTTTGTCACTAAACGCGATATCCACCATATGAAGCAAATCGAGCAACACTATCACACTGAAATTAAGGAACTTCCTGCCCACATTGTATCGCCCGACGCCGGCGCCAATAGAACTGACTGAAACAGTTAGAAGGATTTACCAACTTTGGTAATCGTATTTATTAACAATTAACAATTAACAATTAACTAATCGTATTTATTAGCCATTATTATTCTGTTATGTGTAATAATGGCAACATTCGAACTGCCGATTACTGGCAATGAGAATTCTAAAGTTTTGAGCAAGGAGGTTGTCAATGATTTAGAGTTGGTGGCATCTTGTAAAGAAATATTGCGTCCTACGACAAGCTTTGGAGAGAAAACTGTTTGTTTGTGGGCAACCAACTATACACCAGACGTTGGTTATCTCAATGATACGCAAACATTGCTAGCAAGACCAATGCCAAAGATAAACGAAGACGTTGCCGCGATCAATGGCGTATGGGCGAACGTCAATACCATGAGCGGAGAGAAGGAAACTTCGCAAAAGGGAACTTCGCAAAAGGAAGAAGACTTGGGGTTTCACGCAAAATACCAGTATGTGGATTGGGATTTGCTTCGCCCACTCAACAACAACGGCGTGTTTCTTCAGTGGATGAGCATGTACAATATGACAACGCCCGTGCTCTCGCTATGCTTACCCATTTTTTTCTTGATACTGCCTTTTTTCATCATTCGGATGAAATCCGGCCATATCACATTCGGCAAATATTGCGAGATTTTGAAGGTGGTGTTTCAGCGACACCAAATCGGACAGTTGTTTTCGATTTCATCCGCCACTTGGGACAAGCGTGTCTACATCATTGTATCCATGATATTTTACGTGTTACAGATTTACCAGAACGTAAGGTCGTGTATTTCATTCACCAGAAACATGAAGCATATCCACGAACAACTCTTCATTGTCCGAAACCATATTTCGAATACAATAGGATACATGGACTCATACGAAGCACAAACAAATGATTTGAAAACTTATGAGGAATTCGTTGCCAATATGAAATTACATCGGCATATTCTCTCCACAACAAAACTGGAACTCGACCATATTACCCAGAATTCATTCAGCGCCTCCAAACTACGCCAAATCGGGCACGTAATGAAGTGCTTCTACAGGGTATATAACAACAGAGGAGTTAAGGCAGCACTAGAATATTCATTTGCTTTTTGTGGTTATGTGGACAATTTAGGCGGAATACAGCGAGCAATCGAAGATGGTGTGCTCGGCAAGTGCAAGTTTAGCAAGACCAAAACGAAATTTCACGGGGCGTTTTACCCTGTGACGGAAACATCGCCGGTGAAAAATACTTACGATATAGGTCGGCATCATTTGATCACGGGTCCAAATGCGGCCGGAAAAACGACGCTACTGAAGGCCACCATGCTGAACGTGGTATTGTCGCAACAAATCGGGCACGGATGTTACAAGAAGGCAACGGTCGCACCATTCGACCACATCCACTGCTACATCAACATACCAGATACTTCGGGTCGCGACAGTCTCTTTCAGGCGGAGGCGCGCCGATGCAGAGACATCCTTGAGGCAATCAAGAATTCCGACACAAGAGCACGCCACTTTTGTGTATTCGACGAACTGTATTCGGGAACGAACCCTTACGAAGCAATCGGAAGCGCGGCAGCATATCTTACCTACTTGAACAAATACCCTAACGTATCGTTCATGCTGACCACCCACTTTTTAGGACTTTGCCACCGGTTGAAACGACAAAGACGATTCTTGAACTGCCATATGCGAGTGGAGAAGCGCGGCGAAGATTTCAATTACACCTACAAACTAACAAAGGGTATCTCCGATGTCAAAGGCGGAGTGAAGGTTCTCAAAGATTTAGAGTATCCGGAAGAAATAGTGAGAGAGACAAAGAATGTAATATCTGATATTGTAATTTAATATCAATATATAGGCGATTCGTTCAGTTACCATATAAAATGTCCTCGTGAGTTAATAATGAACTTCACTGACATACAAGGAAATAGTCTGATTATTTCTATAACACTTACCCTCATTGTGGGAGCAATCATTGTGTATTATTTGAACAGTAAAATCGTCACGCTGGAAAAGACGGTTGCACGACAAAATACCGTGCTCGCAGATTTCGTCAAAAACATTCGCAATGAAATTGCCGGACCATCGCTATCCATTCCTTCCGGTATTTCCGGTCCGGCGAGCCACGACGCCACTATTGAAGCGAAGCAATCTGCCGAAACCTTTATGAACGCTCCTCGTCAGCGGATTGATGTGTCAGATGATTCGGAAAGCGAGAGTGATAGCGATAGCGATAGTGACGCGGAAAGTGATGGTGAAAATGAAGCGCCGCAAGTTGGCGTTTCCGAAGAGGTGAAAATAATCGATTTGAATAGCCAACCCAAAGAGTCGACCATAACGGAAATAGTAAGCGGTGTTGATGTCATTGAAGTTGGTGATGCGAACAAAAATGATGATGCGATCAAACTTGGTGAAGCAGTGAGCATTGGTGAAACAATCAAAACTATTTCTCTCCTGAACAAAGACGACATAGACTCTTTAAAGGTTCAAAGTGATAGTGACATTGATTCTGATTCCGATGATGATTCCGATGATGAAGACCAAACACACGCTGATGTGTCGGATACACACGCTGATGTGTCGGATACACACGCTGATGTGTCGGCAGAGACACCGAAAGACGCAGAGGAGTCGAAAGACATTTCTCTCCAGAACGTCGATGTGCTTCCTGATGTTGTGAGCGGTAGTTTAGACGTCCACCAACTTTTCACCAAGCATTTAGAATCTTCTGATAATCTTGCCGAAGATACCAATATTAGCTATCACAAACTGAAAGTCGATGAATTGCGGAAAATGGCAATCGAGAGCAATTTAGGCAGTGAAGATGATATAAGCAAGATGAAAAAGAAGGACTTGGTTGCATTGTTCAACAAATAATGCCTCACATAATGACCCGCGCAATGAGCCACGCAATGAGCCACGCAATGAGCCACGCAATGACCAGCGTGTTAATATTTTAATATGTTAGTATATAATAAAATGAGCTGGGGGACGTGCTATTCCGCTTCAAATAATACACATTTTGATTTTCCACCTATCATGTCGGATGGGCGTAATTATGCGTCTTGGCAGCCGGGTGCCGCCATTAGCGAGTCGATTCGTGAGAAGGAGGGCATCATCAACAATTTTCAATACCGTAAGTATCTTATTGCCAACGCAGACAAAATAATCAAGGGTAACCAGTTGGAGGCGTGCGACCACTGCTCCTCCACTACGTCTCAGTTCGGAAGCGGAATGAAAATTTCGAGCGCTCCATACTTATATGGTTCGAAACAGGATAATACTTCGAAACCTTACGGCTACCAGACGAGCGATCTGAAGAATGTATACTTGACGCGTCAGCAACTACAGAGCAGACAGGTCACACCGGTAATAACGCAAGCGCAGCTTCTTTCGCAACGCCAAACGCGGTAATACAAAAGTTTATGTGAGCATTATTTTATCATACATAGAAGCATATATCAAGCATATATACGAACATTATACATAATATAAAAACTATGTATAATGACTAACAAATGAAACGATTACTGAGTATTGATGTGGGTATCAAGAACTTGGCATATTGTGTTTTCGAAGTGAGCGAAGGCGCATACAAAATCGTATCGTGGGATGTGTTTAATCTTTGCGGCGTTCCACCGGTGTGTACGCAGCAAACCTCCAAAGGAGCGTGTAATCGCCTTGCGAAGTATCAAAAGGGAAATATCAAGTGCTGTAAATCGTGTGCCAAAAAAACCGCCTTTACGATTCCGTCCGATAAATTACTGAAAGCGACACAATCCCGCACAAAGGTGTCTGATTTGAAAAATATCGCAGAAGAGTATGGGATCGACATTCCGAAAAACGCCAAGAAGCCGGATATTCAACAGAGCATCCTTTCTTACATGCAAACGTCCACATTAGACGTAATACCGAAGACATCCGCATCCGAAATGTCCCTTGTTGATATAGGCATCGCAATACGAAACGCCTTTGATACATCTCTATTTCTCTCCATTGATACAGTCATAATCGAGAATCAAATCAGTCCTATTGCCAACCGCATGAAGACTATACAAGGTATGATTGCCCAGTTTTTTATCATGCGGCACATAGAAGATGTTCACTTTGTCTCTGCGGCTAACAAACTAAAAGCATTTGTTCAAGGCAAAACCACATACAAAGAGAGAAAAGCACTGGGAATCACCACAACCCAAAATATCATTCACGAAACCCCTGAACTAAACAAATGGGTGGAACACTTTAGTCGCCATTCCAAAAAGGACGACCTAGCAGATAGTTTCTTACAAGGGTTATGGTATATTAATCAAAAGTGATTATTGTCATTTGAATCAGCATTCAAACAGAGCATATTTTTATGAGCATATTTTTATGAGCATTTTATTCGGCATATTTTTATGAGCATTTGATCCGAGCATATTTTTATGAGCATTTTATCGAGTTTCAAAACGATACTTTTAGAAGTATATGTTCTCAAGGGTAGATTACATTAGATATGCGTTAGTGTAATACTTAAAATTATATGTTCTAGTTGTATCATAATGCAAGCACAAGTCATTGATATTGGTGCGGTTGGCGATGGACCAGCGTTGATCCTCAATAAGGATGATACGCCCCCCAAAGAGATAGAAGTGACTCCAAGCGAAAAACCTTCCGTCAATTTCGGAGGGGGCATGGAGTTTCTTATGAACGACAAAGTCAAGTCGGACAGCAGTAAAAAAAGGGCGGACATTGATTTAGGAGATATTTCGGAACTCGAAAGCGAGTTGAACAATCTTACAGAGGAGATCTCGATGAAGAAGTCATCTACAACTACACCTTTAGATGGGAACAAAGTGAAGTTTGATGTATTTGAGAAGAGTGACGACAAAATGCCTGATGTAAGCATGCCTGGCATAAGCACGCCAATCGGTAAGGCAACCGCAACGCAAAGCAAAGACGACGCATCCAACAAGACGTGGGATGGATTCGGTAAGTTCAACAACATTCCGGTAGACCCAGACGTGCAGGTTCCCGCCAAACCAAAGCTCACCCACGAGGAGTTAGTGAGAGAGAAATTCAAGGCACTCCGCAAACTGGAGGCGCTTGAAAAGAAGGGGGTAAAACTATCAAAACGATACACGATGGAATCGTCCCTCGAGGAAATGCAGGGCGAATACGAGCTCATCGTTTCGGAGAAGGAGTCCTCCGCGAGCTGCAAGTTTCAAGGGCGCATGCTGATGGCGGCGGTCACCGGTTTAGAGTTCCTGAACAACCGGTTCGACCCCTTCGACGTGAAACTGGATGGTTGGGCGGAGCAGCTCAACGAGAATATGGACGATTACGACGAAATTTTCGCCGAGTTGCACGAAAAATACAAGTCGAAGGCCACCATGGCACCCGAACTCAAACTCCTTTTCCAGTTGGGCGGTTCGGCCATCATGGTCCACATGACAAATACCATGTTCAAGTCGGCAATGCCTGGGATGGACGACATTATGCGACAGAATCCCGAACTCATGCAGCAGTTCACCCAGGCAGCCGTGAATAGCATGAGCGATACGAACCCAGGATTTGGCGGATTTATGAACGGAGTGATGGGGAACGATGACACGCAACCCAACGTGGCGCCTGGTCCGCCGCCTGCGCCGATGCCGACCCAGGCGCTTCGCAGCAACCGGTCTGAGACACCGAACAATCGCCCCGACATGTCTGCTGCGCGCGACAACGACGGTATCAACATAAGCGAGAACTTCGGTAGCGTGGGTCCGGAACCGCCCACTCGAAGCACGAACTCGCAGCGTCCGGAGATGAAGGGTCCGTCGGACATATCGGACCTTCTTTCAGGATTGAAGACCAAGACTATCGACATCGGTGCGTCCAACGAGAAAAAAGACAGCAGCACCATCAGCATCCAAGACTTGAAGGAAATCTCCGACGCCAAGCAACCCTCGCGTTCCAAACGCAGACAGAAGAGCGATAGGAATGTCGTGAGTCTAGAGCTGTAAAAAATATATCATTTTTAGAGGATAAATTGGATATTAAGTAGCAAATCGCAATACTTAATATCAAATACAATAAAAGAAAGAAACATCATGTTTTCGGGATTGCCAAAAGAATTAATCTCAAAGATTGCGCTTGACGCGATTATTCTATTGAAGAATGATACATGGCGCGAACTCCACGAAGAGCTCTTGCTCCAACGTGTTACCCCCAAGACGGAATTGGGATGCATATTTCTCACACGTCCTTATCCTGTGACCGGAATGGCAGCGTTGGAGTTGGCAAATGTGGAATACGCGCACGCCGAACGCATCCCCGAATTAATCTGACTCCACCAACGCCCTCTTCACATCTGCCGCACTCAGTTTATACTCAGGACCGATGTTCTTGAGTATTTTCTCTATTTCCTTTTCCGATGACTCGCATGTAATGCACCGCACGATTTCCAAATATGTATCGGTAAGACGCTCGCTATCCTGCCACTCTGGGTAGGCGGTTTCCCACAATTCATGGAACCGCTTGCTCACTTCATACTCGGTGACTTTTATCACCTTCTTTCCGTTATCTCTCTTCCACCCATCATCATCTTTGATCATCCATGTCCGTTTCTTCACATCCGTGCAGTGAATCGGTCGCTGGATCACCGGAATGGGTTTGAGGTTCTGTATGAGGAGATTCGAAACGCCGCATTGCTTCCCCTGCTTGTACTTCAAAATGTCTTCGATGGTCATCTGGAACTCGGTGGCAAAATTCTTGAGCGTCATCGCGTCTTTACAATTCTCGTCCAGAAACACCTGAATGTTGAAATTGTTGTTGCGAACATTGTTAATATTGTTTGTCGTATTCCCTATTTTAGGAATAATGTCCCGAATGATCTTGTTTTGCTCATGGACCATGTTGAGAAGGTCGGTCTTCGAAAGCTCCTCTAGAGAATCGGGTTTTGCGATTATTTTATTACACACGCCCTCTTCAGGTATGTAGGCACATTTTCTCTTGTGCTTGTGCAAACTTTGGCGATGCGTGTAGGATTTTCCACACTCACAATGAAAATCTGCTACTTTTTGCTCCTTTTTGTCAGCATTTGTAAGTCGTTTATGTTTCAGTGTTAAAAGATGCTTGTTATAGTTACTCCTTCGTGATGTATTATAGTCACACAATTCGCAAGTAAAAATCCCGTGCTCCTTTTTGCTACTTTTTGTGTCAGCCGCGTCAGTCATTTACCCTAAACACAGAAAATATTTTTAGGTTGTTTTTTGGGTGGCATAGTGCCCTTTTTTCGGCACTACATAAGGTCCCTACATAGGTTGCTTCAAAATTTTGCGGGTTTTCCCTACATAATGTAGGTAAAGTCACTTTTTTTGTCACTTTTTACAGAGGTTTGAAACCTATTTTTCAAAAATGGAAATTTAGTGTTTTTTTTCTGTTTTTCAAAATGAAGGATTGGGTCTGTGTTTTTTTGTTTTTTTTGGTAAAAAAGGTGACACATGGAATATATTTGGATGTGTTTATTTTGTTGTGGCAGCGTTGTTGGTGTCAATCAATATGATGTAGTTGATGTCGCAAATAAAGTTTATAAAAACGTTGTTAGTTTAGACCTTAAAATATATTAAAAACTAATTATTAATATATTTAATGGAAACATTAGGAACTAATTATGGTGGTTGGAGCATACCTATGAATTGCAAGTTAGATGAAAACAGTGTAATATATTCTGGTGGTGTAGGTGAAGATATATCTTTTGATTTGAAAATAAACGATAAATATCAATGTAATATTATTTTAATAGATCCAACAAATAGAGCATTAAAACATTTTGAAGAAGTTAAAACTTATTACGCTACAAACAAATTTACATTTTCAGGAGATATTCAACCTGATTACTTAAATAATATACAAAATTTAAATCCTGATTTCGGTAAATTTATGTATATTAATAAAGGATTATATAGAGGAAAAACCGTTTTAAAATTCTATAAACAAACAAACCCTCAATATGTTTCACAATCTCTTGTCGATAATATGTTTGGCAATGATTATGATGAAGTTGAAGTAGATTCAATTAAAAATATTATGAGCGATTTAAATCATACTAAAATAGATTTGTTAAAATTAGATATAGAAGGTTCTGAAATAGATGTATTGAACCAGATGTTAGATGACAAAATATATCCAAAATTTTTATGTATAGAATTTGATTTATTACTAAAAAGAAAAGATCCAAATAAATTAACAGAAAAAATAGTTAACAGATTACAAGAAAATAATTATAAAATTCTAGAAAATAAAGATTTAAATATTACATTTGAAAGATTATAATGTCTAATTACGCACCGAGTAGTTTTTGTTTTATTTCAACGTATAATTGTAGTCATGAATTAATTGGTATGTTATTATCATTATCAATACATCATAAAAATAGTAAGGTATATGGATTAATTGACACAGAAACCAAAAATCGTTTAGATATAATTAAACCACAATTGAGATTACATTTGTTTTTGAATTTAACGTTAGATAAATATAGCAATAAAAATAGAAATATTATGGTAAATGAAGGTATATGGGATGAGTTCCAAATGCAAAAAGCAAATGTAATTAAATATGCTCTTGAAAATGAAACAGATACAATGTTTTTAGATAGCGACATCATTTTTTTAAATCCTATAAATGTTATTGACAAATCAAAAGAGTTAGGGGTCTCTCCACATTATATAAAAAAATCAAATACTGATGAAGTCGGATATTATAACGGAGGATGTTTGTGGACTAAAAATAAAAATGTTCCGAATGATTGGATTGAATTTACGAAAACATCACGTTATCATGACCAAGCATCAATCGAAGATTTAGCGAAGAAATATGACACACAAGAATTTGGAGAAGAATTAAATTATATGCCATGGAGAATAATCCTATCAGATAATCCTAGTAAAACTAAATCTCAAATAACAATTGCAAACAATGAAATAAATATAAATAACAAACCTCTTATATTTTTACACACACATTTTCACGACAAAAGATTTGTCGAAGCAAATTCTATTTTTATTAATGCATTGAAAACTCTGAAACGACACAAAGAATTATTAATAATTAACCGAATAATTAATAATAAATGGATTATTAAAATACCCAAACAACCCCGAAATGATATATGGAATCATAACAACGATAGTTTTCGAGAATTAGCATTATTAATGAAACAAAATAATAGCGATGTTGATATACATTTAACAGACAGCGGACATTGTTGGTTAGGTAATGATATTTTATTATATGATCGTCCAACACATTTATGGTTCAATAATGAACTAGTGTCATCAAGTTTAATTCTACTTGGTAATGGTGATATTAATAAAGAAGGCAAACTAATAAAACAGAATAATTTAAATGTTAGTCCATGGATTTTTTGGCCAAGAAGACCATCAATACTAGAAAATATATTAACAAACAAAGGTATTCACTCTTATAAAGATAGAACGATTGAAAGCATATTTATAGGAAATTATGAAAATAGTGAGCAGGCAAAATATAGAAATACTCAAATTGATTGGAGTTCAGTATTAACAGAATTTCATTGCACTTCTGGTAATAAACATAAATTCACTCACGAAGAGTATTTGATAAAATTACGCAATTCGCGTTATGGTTTGTGTTTACGCGGTTATGGTAGCAAATGTCATCGCGAAGTAGAATTAATGGCATTCGGAACAGTTCCAATAGTAACACCCGAAGTTACTGTAGAATCTTATATGGAACCATTGGTTGAAAATAAACATTACATAGCAGTAAAAGACCAAGAAGAATTAGTAGAAAAACTAAAAGTAATAACAGAAGCTGATTGGAATTTAATGTCTAATGCGTGTTACGAATGGTATCAACAAAACGTTTATAGTAAACAAAGCTTTACTAATATGATTTATAAACTATTGTATGAATTCTGAGTAATTTAAATGCTGATTAAAGACATAAGTTGTCGTGCGAGAATAGATAAATTAAATCACTTATAAAAATCTTTTTATATATTATATTATATTATATTATTAGAGTTATGCTATTTCAAGAAATCATAGAAGAACAGACTACGATAGAAAATGTTAAAATTTATCAAGAAGAAAATTTAAAACCTATTGAAAACAATGTAATGCTAAATTAAAATAAAAAAAAATAAGATTATAAACAATCCTCCTGTGAGTATTCCTTGGAGAGGGAGATCTATAGCGTGGAAAGTTATGATTGAAGACACATTAAAAAAATTTTCTGTATCAGAATGTAGCATTAAAATAAATCTTGATGATCACCCCAAAAAAGGTCATTTTAATTTTTGTCGTCCAATAAATAATAATAAAGGGTATTTTATTATACCTAATTTTCGTTTTACACACGATTCTATAATACATGACTATAAATGGTTAAATGACGATTGTGAAGGTGTAAAATGGGAAGATACAAAATCTTTTATATTTGAAAATGATACATTGCCCTTTGAAGATAAAAAAAATAGTTTTTTTTTTTCAGGTAGACCTCTCTATAAAATTGATAACAATGAGTGGGGATATGATCTTGACTATTTGCTAAGTGGATATCTTAATATGCATCCAAATTATGTTGTAATTATGAGAGATTTACAAATTTCTATGAAAAATAGATTTTTTTTGATCGAAAAAATATTTGAATCCAAAAGTCCGTATAACTATTTCAATCAAGAATTAATTAATAAATTAATAACAATATATAAAAATAATATTTTATAATATATATATACATAATGTTCAATTATCACAATAAGACATTGAATCTATTAAAAAAATCTGGATTAAATGCAAATAAAATATTAGATATTGGTTGCAATAAAGGAGATTGGACAAAAGCTACTAAGTTAGTGTATCCTAATGCAGAGTATTATTTATTTGATGGAGAAAATCATAATATAACAACTAATGAAAACACTAAATTCTATAATGTTATATTATCAGATAATATAAAAGATGTAGAATGGAACTTCGATGGTTTATCATGTGGAAACAGTTATTACATTGAAAATACTGACTTATTTAAAAAAAAATGTAAAACAGAAAAACGAAAAACGAATACTTTGAATAATATTTTTAAAAATTTTGATAATAATACCATTTTCGATATAGTTAAATTAGACACACAAGGTTCCGAACTTGATATTCTAAGTGGATTTGATCAATTTATTGAAAACGTCCAGGTTATTATCATAGAAATACCTTTTTTTGGCGAATATAATAAAAACTCACCAAACTTCTATGATTATATTGAATATATGAAAAAAAATAATTTTATTCCATTTGATATATCCGAAGTACATAATATTGGTTTTATAAACCAAATAGATATCGCTTTTATTAAAAAAGATAATAATATAATTAATAAATTTCAAAGACATTTAGAAATTTGGAATATGAAATAGAATTCAAGCAAAAAAAAAGCATCTGGAAAATCTAGAACAAAAAAAAACATACAAGTTTACACCTTTTATCATTTAAAACGCCGATTTTAATATGAGAAATTATAGATAATTCTTTCTAATTTTTCGTGTCTTTTTATTTGATACATATTTTTCAGGTCTTTAGTAAGCTCCCTTAAAAATATTTCTATATTTTTCTTTTGGTATGCCAATGACTTCTCTCTCAAAATATCAAAAATAGAATTATTTCGTTTCACATTCTTTCATTAGTTCTATATCTTTATTTTGAATAATTGAAAAAATGAATTCATCATCAATGATTTTATACATATCACTAATATATTTATAATCTGATAATAAGTTTTTGTAATTTCCATCTATACCATTGTTAGTAAATCTATTTTTTCCTTTTACATACCATAAATTTTTCAAAGTGAGTCCTGTTATATGATAACATATGCCATATGATTTTAACTCTTCTATTGAAATATCTCCATTATTTAATGTAACTAACTCACATGCCTTTTCACTTACATTACCACATTTATCGTGTCTCCAGAAACCTAGATATGTGTTGAAGTTATTATTATTCTTTCTCAAATTAAATAAATATGTTTTACAAGGATGATATGAATGGTTCATTATATTTCTTCTACAAGCATTAAAATACCATGGTTGTAAACATAATTTCAATTCATCTACTGTATTTGAAGGATAGCTTTCTACAAAATGAAATGAATACATTCCTTCTGATTCTATTTTTTCTTTTAATTTTTTCATATTTGATGAATATAAAAATTCATCATCATCAACCGAAATGTAAAAATCATTCGCATTTATTTTGATAACATTAAATATAATATTAAAAACAGCATTTTTAACTTTATTGAAATGAGTTACCTCTTTATAATAAACTGGTGTTTTATACAGTATAAAAATATAATCTACATTATTCTTTTGTAAATTGTAGATTTCTACATTTTGTATGAGAGGTGTATTGATACTTAATTTTATAGGATTTGTTACAGTATTCTCCATATAGTTTTCGAAAATGTATCTATATGTTTCTTCATCTGTATATCCTACATTGAAAATAAATTTTTTACAACCCCATACTTCCCTGTAAAAATGTATAAACGAAAAAAAGGTAGGTGTATAATTTTTAAAAAATGTAATTGTTGTATAATTTCGTTCCATATTAAAAAATATAAATAATAATCTTTATATTTTAAATCACCAATAGCAATTATTTTCACATACACGAGGATTATTTGAAAGAGTTGATGGTTTATCTTCGTTCATAACTGAACACCAATTATCATTCATTAATTTTGAAATTATTGGATGATTTATCCAACGATTACCCTTGATTCCAAAGAACAATTGAAGTCCACCACCAATATACATCACACTTTTTTTAAGATCGCTATATATATAATCTGATATTATCATTCCAAAACCACCACAACTCACTAATGCAATATCAAAATCAAATTCTTCACATATTCGTGAAATGTCATTTTTCATAATATCATAATGAGATTGCCATGAATTTGAATCATGATTGCCACAGTTCTGTTGTGGAGGTTTATATACGTAAAAATCAGTAGATTCATCAAATATAGGTTTATCAAATATTGATGTATGGTTTGACAGTTGCGTTTCAATTGTATGTTTATGAGATGATATTATCAATACCTTTTTATTAATAAAGTATTTATTAAATTTGTATTCTGGTTCTTGCATAAAATAAAAAGGTTCCAATGCTTGAGCACATATTCGTTTTTGATTTGGAAAATTGTTATCTAAAAAAGTATAATAATCCTTTGCTTGTATATACATTCCACCCGACCATACAGCAAGGAGTGAACTATTTTGACACGATTTTATATACATATTAACATATTTCTTCACATCATCATTATTCAAAAATTGAATACCTGCAGTAGTCAACATTTCATATAATAAATTTTGGGAAATATTTTTATTGTAGAGTAGTTTACCACAAAAGTTGGGTTCGTTTCCAGACAATCTACCGATGAAAAATGGTTTGTTATTATCAAACATACACAGCTGTAAGTATATAAATGATTCCCTTTTTTCTTCATCTGTAAAAGAATTTGAAATATTAGAGAAATTCATTATATACAAGATATATTTAATATTTAAACAGTTAATTTTAAATATAATAATGGATTTACCAATTATTATATTTCACTTAGGTTATAAAGAATATGTTAGTCTATCTTTGTTACAGGCGTTAAAATATAACAAAAATGTAATACTTATCACAGATGTTGTTGATGAATATAATAACATCGATGGTGCTACTATTATTGATTATAATAAATACAATAAAAATGCTACTAATTTTAAAAAATGGTACATACATTTATCTACTAACTCACCAATTATAGAATTATTGTGCATCATTCGATGGATGATTATATATGATTATATGTATAGTAATAATATTGAGAGAGCTTTTATATGTGATAGTGATGTTTTGATATATGATAATATCACACAGATAGATAATAATCATTTATGTGATAAGGAATTCATGTTATGTAGTTCACCATCAAAAAATATTACTGGAGGTCAAAGTATATGGAGTTCAACAAAATTAAGAGAATTCACCGAATTTATTTTTAATTTTTATACTAATCAAAAAAACAGGTCAACTATGGTTGAATGGTTCAAACAAAATAATAAAGACGGTGGAATATGTGACATGACATTATTGTATTATTTTTCTCATAATGAAACTGTATTTAAAGGATTAAGATTACCAGATTTTCCTTATTTTGAAAGTGATTTAACACAAATATTCAACGAGGAATTCACGTTTGATTTGCATCTAGCATCACCCGGTAATCATATTTATCAAGACGAATGGGAAAGCGATAACAGAAAAAATAAAAATATTAAATATATAGATAGTAAACCATACTGTTATAATAAAAGAATAAATAAAGATATAAGATTTATTTTATTACATTTTCAAGGTAATAATAAAAATTTTATGAAAGAATATTATATTAAAACAGAGTAATTTCATATAACGTTAATGATATTTAAACATTAATGATATATTAACTTTATAAATCGTTCTCTATTTACTGACCCATCGTATTAAGATTCGTTTTTAATGAAACGTTCAATGAGTAATTTATGTTTTGCAGCCAAGTTAGCAGCATTTTCTCTCAACTTGCGCGTCTTATTTACACCGTCGTGATTGTAATTTCTGTCATTATTTATCACATAACGAGGTTGTCCCCCTTCATTGCTACAAAAATGTTGATGTAAAGGATAAAAATGATTCGGTCGATATACATGGTTATACCAATCGTCACAACACCAGTTAATGATTTCCTCGGGGAAAAACCAACCGAACATATCCATATGTTTTCGTGATACAAACGCTTGTGTCAAAATGGCAGAATTGTTGTTGATTGGTCCAGCCAGTCCGATATCATCATGCTGTTCCAACACTTGGATGCAATCGTTTACCCATCCACTTGTCAGAAACACAATATCATCTCCGCATTGATAAAAGTAATCACAGCCATCGTCGTATGACTGCTTGAACAATACATTCCACATTTTAGTAAGATGACCTTTTTGAATGTTTGCGTAATGAATGAATTTGAAATCTACATTCTTGAATACGTCTGAAAAACGACGCAACTCATCCTGTTGTGTAGATTGCGACAAAATACGGTCGTCCGCATCGCAACCTATATAGAAAGTATAGGTATGTTCCTTATTTTGTGTCAATAAGAACGTTTTAACGCTCATATTCATCAGGTATGTATCTTTGATCGAACTCCAATTGTCGCGTCCACGCGATGTGCTTGGTATCAAAAGTGCAATGTGTTTTGTATCAGATTGGTTTAAGTTATTTGTTGTTGCCATATAACTTAAAACATTGAATCATCTTTATTATTTTGTTTTGTTTTGTTTTGTTTTGTTTTATTTTGTTTTGTTTTAACCCGTTGAAAATATTGTGAACTATATCAAAAATCCTCCTCCTTCTTGAGGGCGAGCATTTGAGGCACCAATATCGTCTTCATATACGTTTTTTTCGTAAACATCGTCTTCGTAAACATCGTCTTTGTAAACATCGTCTTCGTAGTAACGCCCATTACCATAGACATCATTTTCTCTATTCTCAATAAAACAACTTATTTCCCAAAGCAACATCAAGACGCATCCCCAACAAAACATTCGTGTCATAGAAACCAAAAGGTTGCGGCATCTTCTGCTTTTCAACACAATGCTTATTCTCTCCACATAACTCAATACAAGCACGCCTTCGCTAGAACAAACCAGGCAACTGACCGAATTGGTTGGTGGACGTGTCTGAATCCACTTTTGAAAACAAGATGAGTGAACAAAATACGCACAATCGCATTTTGCAACAATATGTTTGGAATGTGGAACGCACGCACGCTTTTCACCATCATACACCTCTAAACAAATGACACACACCTTTTCAACCAACTTATTTCGGTCGCTCGTAATGGCACCGTCATTGATAGCATCATCATTGATAGCGTCATCATTGATAGCGTGATGATTACCCACACCATAAAGTTCGATTATTTTGATTTCGCTCTTTATCCGAACATCTTTAGCATCAACATTCACAACACATTTGCCTTCGCATTCACCTTCGCCTACGAGTTCGCGCACGAGTTCACAATGATCTTCGCTCATATGTTATCTGTGAATATTTTTACACGAATCGTTTAAACCATAGTGAAATTACCTTTTCGTATTTTATAATGGAGATTGCGACCGCGCTGAATAATGCTATTGAGCAACTCAACGAAAGGAAAAAGGAAATTCAAGCAAAAATCACCGGCGAGACGACGGAAATACAAACGCTTACTGAGCAAATGACCGCTATGGAGGAGCGCATCGAGACCCTCACTAACTCACTGAGTAAATCGGAGAGTGAACTCGTCCAATTGAACAATACCATTGTAGAGACGGAGGCCGGTTACCAGAAGATTGTGGAAGCAGGCGAGACCCTGATGACTATCGTCTCTCAAAACCTTCCGAAATTTGTCGGCGAACAACAAAATGATTCCGCGACACCGACAAACAGAACCGATCCACTCGACGCATTCAAAATATAGTGCCATCCCTCGCACCACTTTCATCTGTCTTATGATAACATACATCCGTTTTGGTTCCCGCCGCACATTGCATCCATAAAACTAGACCACAGCGCATTTATGTCCCAACGTTCCCTATAGTCCTTCTCAATACAGTTGTTAATAATAGAGCGTATCTTCCGTTCCTTCACGAGTTTCGTGGAGAATAAGAGGTCTGGGTTCGTAAAATATGTCCCAATTGTTTGGGTATTGTAATCCAGGAAAGGGCGGCTTCCCGAGAACACATAGTATATGATAAGACCAAGACTGTAAACGTCGGCACTCAGGTCGTAATACTGACCAAAGTAAACTTCTGGTGCCATGTAACGTATGGTTCCCGTCGTCCCCGTCATCTTGTATGGTTCGGTCTCAGGCATAAACCGACTCAGTCCAAAATCGGTCAGTTTCACATTGTAAAATTTATCGATCATTATGTTTTCTGGTTTCAGATCGCGGTATATCACTGCTGGTTTGCACGAGTGGAGAAATTTAATCACGTTAATCAGTTGCATACAAATATGATATTTTTGATGATTGGAGATATTGCTCATCTTTCTCTCGACTAACTCGCGGAGATTTACCCCATCAATCTTCTCCATAAGAATCATAAACTCGTGATTTTTGAAACTGTAGCTGAAGCCTAGAAACTGGACAAGATTCGGATGTCTGAGTCCCGACCAAACATCAATCTCTTTGAGTAGCACGTTGAGCAAATCCAGTTTATTCGTTTTTGTCATTTTCACTACGATGTTCAATCCTCGCCACTGACAATCATGTATCACCGAATTACTCCCTTCCCCAATTTTCTTGCCAATCTTGATTTCATCCTCGCTCACTAACCAACGCTCGTCAGAACCTTTCTTAAAGAGTTCGGTTATCTTATCAACAAGCACTTTTTGATCGGTATATTCCAAACGTTGAAAACTTGGATAATTCGCTAATTTATTAAAGTTCTTTTGGTCGTCGTCATCTGTTTTCTCTTCTTGTTTGGCAGGACGCTCCTGCGCATCATTCGATTCTAGCGCATCATTCGAATTCATCCAAGTATGAATATTTGTTGATTTTTGTTTAAATATGTTACATAGAATATCATATGTTGATAGTATTGATTTCGTTAAAGTTTAGATATAAGGATATTAATATATAGCATGTCCCTTACTCCTCTCACAGAATGTAGCGATAAACTTGTGTGCGATAAACTTGTGTGCGATAAACTTGTGTGCGATAAACTTGTGTGCGATAAACTTGTGTGCGATAAAGAAAATATTGTGCTGAAGAAAAACAAGGAAAACAACAACGCATTTTCATTGGAATTCGATGTGATGAATCCAAATATTATGCTGCGGAAACTAATCGACCTTAAACTGTATCAACTCATGTTTGAACTGAATAAGGACGTCTTGGAACGCGTCGAAACGTTGCGCTCGAGGGATGACGGGTCTATCGACGTTCTCTTAGTGTTCAAACGTTTTGGCAGCGAATTAGGTATTGCTCAAAAATATATGCTCCTCAACACAACACGCGAAGAGGATGCCGTTTCGGGTGAGATCCGGATTTTGAGCATGAGCATTCCTTATGAGGGTGATATTCGCGGTTGCGATGTGGTCACCAGCAGCTACGCTGATTTAGTGGTCTCGCCTCGCACAGAGCATCACGTAGATGTGAGATACGCATTTCATATGGACTTGGTGGATGATCTGCCCACTTACATGGAGAACATCGCCGGTCTTCTTATGAAGAAAATATTCTTCCGTTTAAAAACATTTATAGAGAAAATGTCGTAGTATAACACTTCATGGGACAAGAGCTTGTTTTGAACTTGGTATTCGTGTCTCGAACATTCGCAACTTTCTTCAAATATTGTTTCCTATATGCGTTGGGTTATTACAATTCATTCGAATGTTTCAAGAAATGCACAGAAGAATTGGGAAAGTTGAATATATTCTTTGTAAAGGCGCTCCAAGCCCTTTCGACAAACGCCAACTTGCTGACCCAAGAACAAATCGATTATGTCACGGTCTACACCGACCACGTCCCGTTCGAACCGTGCGAGGTCAGCGGCGAGTTCGCACAATCGCTACAGCATACTGCCCGCGAGCACGGACACACGCTCGAGTTCGACCGCAACGCAGCACCGGTAAAATCGGGGATGATTGCGCTCGTCTACTCTGCCAAGCTCAATTCGAAACCGGTGGTAATCAAGGTGATGCGAGCAGGAGTGAAGAAGCGTCTCGAAGACGCGCTGCGAAAAGTCCACTTTTTGGTAAGGGTGGTATCGTGGTTTCCTTATGTTCGGAATCTCCAACTTCTCGATATATTTACAGAGAATCGGTCGAATCTGATTACGCAGACAAATTTCACAAACGAAAAGGATAATATCCTGCGCATGTTCAAGAACTGCGAGCATACTGAGTACATCAACGTCCCCGCGGTCTACCCCGAGTTCACAAATGCGAACGACTCCATCATTGTGATGAGTTATTTGGAGGGTAAGAAACTCGACGAACTTGTTGACGACGAGAAGGACGAGTATTGTCGTCTACTAGCAAAGTTCGGGATGAAGTGCTTGCTGTTCAACCGTTTTTATCACGCCGACCTACATCCGGGTAATATCGTCTTTATGAAGGACGCGGACGGAAACTTCCAACTCGGTATTCTGGATTACGGCATTATGGGGGAAATCACAAAGGAGGAGCAGGCATATTTCCATAAATTTTTTGTGAGCATTGCCAGCGCGCGCGATGGGGGCGCGGCAGCAGCCGACAACATTTTGGACGGGCTCGTACAACCGATGTCCCTTATGAAAGAGCTCTCTGCGTGGGACCACAATAATCTTCGCGCAGAAATCGGGGGTATTATAGGCGAGGTGCTACACAAGGTGCGCAATTTCACTCCGGAAGACATGTTCCGGATAAACACCGTGCTTCGAAAATACAAACTGTCTCTTTCGAAAAGTTTCTGTCGCATCGAGTTATCCCTCGCGATTGCCGACAGCGTGAGCACGAAATTGTCGCATAAGACAAGCTATTTGGAGAACGTCAAAGAAGCAGTGAATTCCATGTTTGAGACGAGTATCATAGATTGTGCGCGAGACGAACACTAAAATTGAATGGTTTAAAAAACTCATCACTATATATTATTGTACAAGTGATGAATTTCGTTCTCATTGATGGCAGTTACTACATATTCTACCGCTATTACGCGCTTTGCGTCTGGTATAAACTGCGGAAGAAACCCGAAGACCCCGATATTCCATTCGAGAGCGAGATGTTTATGGAAAAGTTTCGGGACACGTTTGTCAGCAAGATCGCGGAGATGGATAGTATGTTAGGCATCGACCAGTCCGTCAAATATGTGGGCAAGGATTGTCCAAAGCATACCATTTGGCGAAACGCGCACATCGAAAATTACAAGGGAGGTCGTGGCGGCGATGACATTAGTTCCCTTTTTAAAGTCGCGTATTCGGAAGGACTATTTGCGAAGGCCGACTGTAAAGGCGTTCTAGAATATCCGACATTGGAGGCAGATGACTGCATCGCGTTGGCCGCGCAACATATTCGACAAAAATATCCCGATGCAAAGGTGTGGATTATTACCAGCGATATGGATTACCTCCAGATTGCGTGCGATCCATGGATTACCCTTGTCGATTTGAAGTATAAGAATCTCACCACGAGCAAAACCTCGTTTCAAGACGCCAAGAAAGACCTGTTTTGTAAAATCGTGGCCGGGGACAAGAGCGATAATATTCCCTCGGTTCTCCCACGATGCGGTATCAAGACCGCCGCCAAGTATTACGAGAATCGCGATTTGTTCGAACGTAAACTGAAAGAATGCGATGGGGCTGCCGAGCGTCTGGAGAGAAATACAACCATTGTAGACTTTGCCTGTATTCCAGATGAACTTAAGACAGGATTTAATGCTATTGTTGCCGATACTATTGTTGCAGATGCTATTGTTGCCGATCTGTTATAAGCGAACTATTTGTAATGTGTAATAAAATTGATATAAAATTTTCTTATATCAATATAAGAACCATACCAAGATTAACGCGCATAACGATGCGGTTTCGCATATTCTTTGTGTTGTGGACTTTTGCCCACAACACTGAAGCATTCCCCCCCATGTATAAATTCGTACGCGTTAATTGCAAGATTATGAAACGCGAGGCTGTGCGGACGATTTTACCTAAAATGAATTCCATCGTCGAAGATGAAAGCAGTCTTATCGAGAGAAGCGTGTCGATTTTAAGCGATAATGCGGTAAACGAAATGTTGTATCTCTTGAAATTCTACCATATGACAAACGATACGTCGTCATCGTTCCTTTACATCTTGTCATATGAGTTGATTTGGGTAGCATATCAGTTGCACAAGAAAAACATGCTCTCGAAGAATGCATTTGACATCAGCAATGAAGACTCACATAAACTTCTGAAACAACTCATGCTCAATGTTACATTGTATATACTTCTTAAAAACCTTGTAATCAACAATGTGATTTCTGAGATAAACAAGGACTATATTATCAAATAATAGTAAATAATAGTAAATAAAGAGGATTTTGTTCTTTATTTACTAATACGATACCAATATATATATATTTATGAGATTATGTAATGCATATTTTTTATTTTTTGGTGTATCAAGGAATACGATTGCTAATTATTTCAAGAAAATCAGCACTAAATTACGATATCAGATGACGTTTCAGAGCGAGAGTTCGCAGCCGTGAACACCAACCTCTGGCGCATAAGTCCCCTGTGCTGTGAGGAGCGCGGTCGATGTGCCCACGACAACAAGGGTGATGACCCAGCCGAAAATAGTTTTCCACACTATCGACCAATTGACACCTTCACAAGTGCGCGGATTTTCCAGTGCCGCAACGCCAATCGTCGCTCCAACTTGGCAGTGCGTGGTAGAGAGTGGGATTTGTAACCGGCTGCCACCGATAATGACGATTGCGGAGGCCAACTCGATCGCAACCCCTCTCGATGGGGTTATTTTACACAGTTTCAACCCGATGGCATAGATGATTTTATACCCGTAGAGAATGAGCCCAATGGTGATGCCAACTCCGCCGAATCCCAGTATCCAGTAGGCGTCGCTCTCCAAATCGTTGTTCTTGTGTACTGCCCCGTCTCGTCCTATCAAATAAATGGCGGCAAATGGTCCAATCGCATTCGCCACGTCGTTCGCACCGTGACTGAACGACGCACATATTGCGGTGAACACCTGTAACGATTTAAAATACTCTTCTGTTTTAGGGTCGAACTTCTCCGCGTCCGTATGGATTTCGGTGACTCGGCTATTGTCGTTTACAATCGTGTCTAAATCTTTGTTCAGATTTGCTTCCACGTGTTGAACAATGGAAGAGCAGCACCCGATTTTTCCCCGGTCGTGTTCGTGTTCGTGTTCGCCACAGTTCATTTTGGTTTCTTGGTGACCCGAACCGACATAAAAAATCTCCCCGTCCTCTACAATATCGAGGTCGATAATCGCACCAAACTTTCGGTTCACTCGCTTTCTAATATGACCGGTGAATGGGCAGACAACGACCGCAACCACTGCACCAATTCCAAACGACCACGCGCACGCAACATCGAATGAGGTGTCGTCAAGACCCAGTCCCTTAGCGCCCTTGTAGACAATAAAGAATGCGTTAAGCGTGACAACCGAGCCAATGAGAAGGGGGAACAGGTAGGTGGTTCGGTCAAAACTGTGCTTACTCCGGAGGACAAGGCAGCGAATCGTGGCAAATAATGAGGTCGAGATGATTGCCGATAACACGGGCGAAACAAACCATGAAACTACGATTCCGGAGACACCGCCAATGTAGGGGAATGTGTCTCTTGATTCATACCATGTCACGCAATCAACTCCCTTGAGGGCAACCGTCATTCCAATCATTCCTCCAACGCACGAATGGGTCGTCGAAACTGGCATCTCGTAGCGTGATGCGATGAACAACCACATCCCCACCGAAAAACATACGCACATAGACCCATACATAAGGGCACCTGGGTCATCCTCGAAACATTCGTAATCGGCAATCCCCTTGCGAATCGTTTTTGTGACGTGACTTCCCATTAATAGGGCACCGCTCGTTTCAAAGATGCTGGCCAGAACAACTGCCTCCTTCATTGTAAGCGATTTAGACCCGACCGACGTTGCAAAAGCATTAGCGACGTCATTCGCACCAATGCCCATTGCCGCAACGAACGAAAAAATACCTCCTGCGACTACTATCCACGTATACATAGATATGTATATGTGGATGAATAAAATTTTAAGTGCTTTTCATAGATTTGTGGATTACATTTTTACATTTTACATCTAGAATAGCGGAGCATCGGTGATGACTTCCTGCGCAATCATTCCAAGTGACGCAATCATCGCAAGACGACCGTTATTAAGTTCCTTATTTGACAGGTCTACAAATGCGCTGTCGGAAAGCACGTCGGCAAGATGAAAACCCATATCGCCCGGTTGGTAATCATCGCGCAACTTGAACGCCGAAGGCGAACCATCGGCAAACGGATTCTTGTATCCACGAATCATCGTGGTAAACTCGCCCATCAGAATAAGAGCAGCAATACCAATCTGATAGTCGGTCGAAAGATGGTCGTATGCGTGAATCGCAGGTGCGTGTGACTGGGTCTCTAGAAGTGGAATTGACGTGGCGGAGATCATACCCCATCGGGCATGCTTCAGTTCGGCCTCACGAAGCCGCGCGAACTCATAAGACGGAACCTGATACGAAAATCCGATTGGGTCAAACTTGCTTGAAAATGGCGCGGTTACACCAACACCATCAATAGAAGGAACCTGGTATCCAAAGGTCATTCCGGAAACAGAGGCTAGAAGAACGGTGAGAAACGACGAGGACATCATAATACACAAATATACAGCATCGTATTTAAACCACTTTCACATATATTTTTACCAAGACACCCCCTTAACACATCCATAAAATTTAGTTGATGAGGAAGCTGTTAAATATGTCTTGCTCTTTCTTCTTCTTCTGTTGTTCTGCTTTACGGAGTGTTTCTAGTGCTTGTCTCTCCTCCTCTGCGGAGATTTCATTATCGTTGTTCTTGTCCACCAGTTCGGCGATCTTTTGTAACCGAGCAGGCAGGACACAGAATCGACTGTTTTCGTTGAAAAGGTAGTCGGAGAGAACGATGAACGACGCGGTCATAAGTGTTGAAATTACAATATCATGTGTAGCCATAAAGACAATGGCAAATATAAGCAGTTCGCGTCCCAATCCATTGCGTAAAGCCTGCTCTTGGGTCTTCGTAAAGCCCAACTCTATATATCTTGAGCCAATGTTAATGAGAAGCATTGTTATACCCAATACAAATTTGCTGTTGTTTAGCGAGTTAAGTGAATTTTGAATACTACTTGGCATTTCGACACGTATTTTTGAGGATAATATGTCGGACATTTTCGATTGAACTAATGCGGTCTTTGACGGCATATTTAATAGTAAGTGAGAAAAATAAAATCTGAAAACTAAAGGCGATGTACGCGGATATATCTTTTCGTGGTTGATTTAATACTGTCCATTTTCTCTTTCGCAAAACGACCGGCCTCGCGCTTACACTTTCGCATTGTTTGCATACCGCTTTTATACACGCGCGTCTTCTCTACGAAGCCTTCCATTTTCTCTCTTCCGTAAATAATCTCAACTAAAGTAACAATCAACAAACTCACTACACCAAAGACAAAGAGTCTCTTCGCAATGGACGACATATTAGATAGATAGATATATATTAATCTGGTCATTAAAATATATCTGTTTTTGAGGAAAATTATATTATTGCTCTCAAGATAATCTAGTACATTTTAGTGAATTCCTCATTAGAACATTTACCTTGTTGGAGTTTTCTCTCTTTATCAATGCGCTCATTACTACTCGTAATTCCTATATTAGAAAGCAACGATCCAATAAACGTTTCTTTTCCCTCGGCATCGACCTCTTCGGCATCATCGGCATCGGCATCATCGGCATCGGCATCATCGGCATCATCGGCATCATCGGCATCGGCATCATCGGCATCGGCATCATCGGCATCAACCTCTTCCACATCAGCATCGGCATCGGCATCCGCTTCGGCATCGGCATCCGCATCCGCTTCGGCATCAGCATCTTTACTCGCGTCATCATCCTCATCTTTTTCACCAGAACCACGAATAATATTCGATATATCGGAAACCTCGAACCCTTCGTAATTGTTCTCGAGAATAAGAACCATAGCCGTAGCCGCGATAATTCCATAAAGCTTATTATGCGAAGCAGCGCCGATCACAGCAATAATCATAAGTATCTTGCCCAAGATACTTCCGCTAAATTTTACTAAACTTCTGGGTCTTGTGTATACAATAAACGCAATAATAGGAAGCACAATGAACTCAATACCTTTCATCATATAACATAACAAGAGAGAATTATTCACTTTGTTTTGAAAATAATAATATCTCATTTTCTTATAGATATGTCGTTTCCTTTAGCATGGGCACCATTCGATAATGATGAAACCTCCCAAAATACAGATATAGAAAAAAAGAAATCTACTAAAAACAAAACCCTAAAGAAACACACCAAGCCAAATGTGGCGGCAATTATTGATAAAATCCACGCCAATTCTTCGGATGGCAGCAACGGAACCGAAGAGGGGATGGCTGATTTCACTCCGCCTCCTATGCCTAAATCAGCAGGCGAAGAGAGAATAGGAACTCGAAAACAAGGCGAACATCAAGATAATGATAATAGTCAAGTCCATCATCTCAATCTAGGCGGTCTTATGGGCAGTGGTGTTCTTACGGGCAGTGGTGTTCGCGATGAAGAACACGGTAGCAACGTCAACGCGTCTACTGAAATGGTCGGCGATGGTGCATTAACTCCAGAATCATTCGGCGACATCAAAAGCACTCAAGTAGAGGATTATTATCGCAAGAACGTGCCCTACTTCACCCAAATGAGCGAACAACCAATTACAAACCGTAATGAGTTGATGAAAAAAATGGACAAAATCCTCTATCTTTTGGAAGAGCAGCAAGATCACAAAACCGGACACGCAACCGAAGAGTTGATTCTTTACTCCTTTGTCGGTGTCTTCCTCATCTTCATTGTTGATTCTTTCGCGCGCGCGGGGAAATATGTTCGGTAATCAGCATAAGCATCAGCATAAGCATAAGCATCAGCATAAGCATCAGCATAAGCATAAGCATCAGCATAAGCATAAGCATCAGCATAAGCATAAGCATCAGCAATAGTATAAGCATCAGCAATAGCATAAGCATCAGCAAAACAAAAAACACTTATTCGCGGGAAACGCGTAAGAGACATAGTTATATAGGAAAAATGCTGATGGTGATTCGAGGAATGGTTTGTATGCGCGGTTGCCCATACATTTTGTGATTATATCATTTCCGCCTACACCATCAATGACAACCCTTGTTGCTTTCCACTCTTGGCAACAAGATGCTAGACCGATTGTAAACCCCGCGTAGTATATTTCGTCAAAATGGCACGCGGACATACTGCTGACGAGTTCAACCGCGCGTTCTCCGTCATAAATTGTCGCGGAATCGCGAAATACGTAGACCGCAATCAATGCTCCGCTCTCCATTATACCTCGTATGGAAATAATACCTGCCGAAAGCATATTGGAAATGTTGCTTACGTCCGGAACAACAACACAATCGTATGAATCTCGCTGCCTCTGCATGAAATCGACAAACAAACCAAGGCACTTTGGTGTCACCTCTAGCACAGTCATCGATGCGTGAGGGAGTTCCACGCGCCGTATGCTTGACACGTCGTATCCGCGCGTAGTGAATGTTGTCAGGGGAACGATCGCGGTCATTTCGCCTTCGCGCTTGAATAGGAAAGTTTTCACATCTTCATCTCGGCGTCGCAAATGATAATAAAGTGTTTGGATGGCTTTTGGTGCGACACCCTTCTTCCGCATTGCCGGATTGACACAAAGATTGTCAACGTAGTACAAAGGAAATGACCCCACTGATTTCAGTGTAATATGTAAAATGCGTGCCGTAATTACCGATAGAATATCTAGATTGGTATCGTTTCTCTCCGGGTTGCTCCCACTCTTTTCCATTTTTTCACCTTCATTTTCTATTTTGGTTGTATCAATTGCCGGATCCCCATTGCCGCCCACGAGCAGGTTGGGTCGTCTATAAATACTTATGTACGAAGGATGATTGGAACCCTTCAAGTATTGGATGATGTGTTTCTCTTCGGGGATATATTCTGCCTCATTGTTTCTTAAGTAATTCTTCCGGATAAATGAAGCAACGCGGGAGACGTCGTCTTCGGACATATCCAGGATTGATTCGGTCCGAATATTTATGAGATTCACATACTTATTTATTTTAGGAAGGTCTTGTTCAATCACTCGATTCGGTCGCAACCAATGTTGCAAATCGTATATATGGAAAACCGGTTGTGTGCTCCAAAAATGGAATTTAATCTTAATGAATGCCCTTAAGATTAAGTAAATCATGATAATAGATGCCGCAATATATAGTAGCATACTTCTGTTTAGAAACTATAATAAAAAGTTGAAGAAAGAACCTATAAATCTATAAATCTATAAATCTATAAACCATTAGTTCACGCACATCGAATAGAAGAGGCGAGTATGATAGTATCCCAACAACCCCGGTATCAGGGTCATCACCGCGTGTCGCCACAAGTGTTTCGGTGTTTTAGTGCTCGCAGACACCCAGAGAAGCGCAACGATGTTGATAACTAGAGTGACCAACGAAAAAATCATCAAGATGTAAAAGTAAACACAGTGGTTCTTGGCAAGTGGAGAGAAAAGGAGATCATTTATTTTTTCTAGGTTATCCATCTTATATAATACAATAACATTAAATAAATGTTGTGGTAATTATTACCTTAAAGTTTGGATCTTCATCACATATCACATGCCTTCCAACATGAATAGGTATATGGATGTCATACCAAGTATACATGCAAACAATTGCTTATTGGTATAATTCTCTCCAAATACAAAATGACCTACTATAAACAGAAGAATAAAATGGAACATATGCCAAACAATATTAACCATTCCCATTGAACCATAACCTAATAGTTTGTATGCGAAATATCCAGATATCGAATACAAAAGTATTCCAACTAAGAGGATTAAACTCTTGTCAAGAGAATATGATTTTTTAAAAAGGACTTGTGCCGATATCTCGAAAAACATCAAAATGATAACATAAATGAAAAAACTGGGGTCCAACATTATTCTGGATTTTGGATATATATTAACAATATTTTATTAACAATATTTTAATACTAACTAATCTAGTTCGGTTTTTCTAATATGTATATGTATTGGGTCGAGTATTGGCAGCGCATCATATCCGTCTGGCTGTGGAGAATAAATCCGGTATCCTTCGCGATGGAAAGCACGGCCTTTTGTGTAGGCATAAAGAGCCGGTGCTCATTTTTCCGGACATCGCCAGTGTCTGTCCGTTTGAATTGCTCATTCATGGACGCCTCGTCCTTCTCAGGGTTATATTCAAAATTGGAGCGATAGTCGTACCCCTTGAACTTTACAACGGTCGAGGTAATCCGCTTCTTCGCGTAGCGTTGGGGAGATATAATGGAAAACGGGTCGCCAGCCGGTAGTATGGGGTCAAACTTGTCCCGATCCACCAGATGAAGCGCCAGGAAACCGCCGGGCGCCAGCCAGTCGTAACAATTTTTCAAGAAGGTCCGCTTGTCCTCAATGTAATAAATGGTGAAATACAGACACGTAATGTGGGTGAACGAACCCTGCGGGAAAAGCATGCTTTCCATCGCATCAGCAACTTTGTAATTGTTATCAGGGTAGGTCGATTTGGATTTCGCCACCATCGATGGGGATACATCGATGCCAACCGCATTGATCCCGTTCGACGCAAAGGCGTCCACGTGATGTCCAGTGCCGCTTCCAATATCGAGGATTTTGCTGTTCTTGCTCGGTTTCGTATGTTTCATGATTGCCCTTATTTCAAAGTCGTTCTTCACTTTGCAAAACACCAGTTTGTCGTAGATATTGCTATAGAAATCATCGTAAATACCATTTCCCGTTTTCACCATAAGTTTCTTGTTTGAAGAATCATCATTCTCAAACCCCTCGGCAGGTTCATACGCCCAATTGACCACAGTTATTGAGGCAATTACCAAGAGGAATGCGTAGAACACTTTTTCCCAAACACTCAGTTTTTTAAAGAGACGCAATAGTTTGTTGGGGTTCGTATATTTCATATTGTATATGTAATATGGTGATATTTTTTGTGTGAAAATGTATTATATGTCAGACACCGAAATAAACGACAAACGTAATCCAAAAGAATTCAAAGGGATTACATTTTCTAAATTCCAAAAGGTGAAGGTGAAAAAGGAACTCATTGATTGTATTGCGTCGGGTAAACTGGAGGCGGCGTGTTATTGGGGTGCGGAATTTATATGTGCGGGACATTATTCCGACCTTTGGGAGTGCCTTATACTCTATGTTTCAAGATACATTCATTTAGGGAGTCCTAAACTGCCGATTTATCTCGCAAAACGTTTTGAGGACTTCAAAACCGTGTTGTCGAACGGATATCTCGACAATGAACTCAGAATGCGAAATAATCCGAAAATAAGAGAAATATTTGCCGAAATCATTGCCGTATTGTCTAATTCGCGCAAAAAACACGCCTTTGAACCGGTGAAACTCCCCAAAACGGGCGTGTTCGATATGACCCACATGGCGACGAAATTAAAAGCGCCCAACATCGGGTATGTGGACGGCACGTTTCGATCGGGGGATCCTAAAGAGCTCTTTGTTGCCGTGAATGAGTTTGCCTACCACATTTCCCGAGAATCCAAGAACGTGGTCTCTGCTTGCTACTGGGTCGAGTGGGCGCTCGAGTTCGAGGTGCTTTGCAAACGTCGCAAAGAGAAATGTCTTTGCGAACGGCGGACATTTGCGCCAGTATCAGAGAATTATCAGTTGGATATCATGTGGTTGATTTGGGAAGTCCTGCTGAAAGAAGTGGAGAAAAGTCGCAATAAAATAGCTTCAAAGGTCATGGAGGCGCTGCTCCAGATATTCTGTATCAAATATACGCCCGGTGTGAAGAAGCGAAGACGCTTCGTCATATATTTCGCGGTGGCACTCCTGTGTGAAAATGTCGACTATGCCGTCGACATCGTGCATAACAAATCATCAATCGACGCCATTGTCAAGAAGATTGACCTCGTATATCGCGACGTCAAGAAAAATGAAATTGCCCCCGCCACCAATTATCTCTTCAATGGTGTGGCCAAAAGCAGCATTGACAAAACAATCGAACGGATTGAAAAAATGAACTCCATTATCCCAGGCATCAACAAACAACAATGAAAGAGCATAAATGAAAGAGCATAAATGAAAGAGCATAAATGAAAGAGCATAAATGAAAGAGCATAAATGAAACAGCATAATGTTAACAAATGGTGCAACACATATGGCCGAATCCGAACAAATGGTATTGGTATTGGATGGATAGCGAAGAAAGGAGTAAACATGAACTCAACTGTCTCCCTTATAAAATGAAAGATTGGATAGATACAGAGTCATTGGAGGGAATACGGAATGTAAGTATCTTTCTTTCAAGACACCCTATGGCAATTAAGTTTTTGACGGAGAACCCACATTTTATTTCGTGGGATTTTTTGTCACTAAACAACAACGCAATCCCTCTCATCGAAAAGAATCTAGACAAGGTAAATTGGAAGTTGCTTTCTCTGAATCCGAACGCGATTCATATTTTGGTTCAACACAAAGAGCGAATTGACTGGAACGCACTGTGCTTGAACCATAATGCGGTGCATCTCTTAGAAGAAAACGTGGAGAGAATCAATTGGGAACTCTTGTCGAAAAATCCGCGCGCAATATACTTGTTGGCTAGGAACCAAGATAAAATAGATTGGCAGGTTCTCTCCGTCAACCCCGGCGCCGCCGAACTCTTGAAACAAAACATCGACAAAATCGATTGGGAAATGCTTTCATGCAATACTTCATGCGCCGACATTTGGAACGACCCAGCGCACCTGAATAAAATAGACTGGTTCTTTCTCTCCGATAATCCAGGCGCAATCGAAATTCTTGAGCGAAACCAGGATAAAATCGACTGGACTATGCTTTCTGGTAATTGTAATGCCATCCAACTGCTGGAAAAATACCCAGAGCGAATTTGTTGGAGCGAGCTCTCCGGGAACCCTGGTGCAGTTCATATTCTCGAGGCAAATCTCGACAAGATAGACTGGGGTAGGCTAAGCGATAACCCAAATGCCTCATCGCTCATTGATAAGCATCACGCGCGTCTCCAGTTACGAACGCTCATAAACAACCGTTGTATTTTCGAATTAGATTACTCGTCGCTCAAATCACGCATTGAACCCTTTGTGGAAGAACTCATGATGAAGTGCTTCCACCCAGACCGTCTCTGGTATTACCTTCAACAATATGGGTATGATATTGGGGATGATGATTATATGGAGGCCGAATGTATGGAGCCCGATTGTATGGAGCCCGATTATTCGGTGGACGGACCCACACACAAACAATTGCCTTGAGAATACATCCAAAAATAATCTCGAACCCGACAATCATTGGCGCATACAATGAAGGTATTCAAATGCTTTTATGTCGTATTAGTTTCCGTTTTTCCTCAGTTTCTTTTCACGGCGTATCAGAGTGAGAATATCGCGTATAATGTAGTTCATTCTCTCGTCTTCCTCGAACAGTTCACCGGTTTGCATTGGCAGTAAGTGACGGTAAACACGAGAATAATGAGAATTATTCATCGCCTCTTTATGTGCGCATCCACGGCATTGCGGGCATTCTTGTTTGAGGAGTCTCCATATAATTACCGACTTCATGCCAGAAAGCATCAGGGAATAAACCCTGAAGTGCGGTGGTTTTCTGTACATGGGTTGTGCGTATTCTTTGATTAACACAAGTAAATCCGTTGGAAGATGCCCACCGAGACGCATATATTCAGTATTCATTACACCAACGCTCATCCAGATATTTATTTTGTAATCGTATTCTTAAACGACTACAAAATAATAGACAAAACGTAATAAAAATGCGAACAAATTCGCGTTTGTTTAATTAGCGATGTCAACGGACAATCACAAGTGGCGACGCGTTGATTATGCCGGACACTTCACTTCGCCACGAACATTTAGGATTGCTGCTTCACAGGAACTACGGTGCACCACCACAACCTCCTCTATCGCGGGACAGCGTAATCGCCGCGGGAAAGTCGACCGCGAACGCGCCCGCATCTGCTCATCAACCACCACCACCCTTTCCATACAACACTCCGCCGCGGCAGATGGGGCGCTTCCGGACCTACCTCCAGATGGTGAGACAAGCGATCAAGACTCTCGACGAGCGCGACGGCAGTTCGCAACACGCGATCAAGAAGTACATCATCGCGCACGAGAGTAATACCTTCGAACAGCACTACCTCCGCGCTGCTCTCAAAAATGGTGTCGAGTCCGGCGACCTCGTCATGGTGAAACGTTCATTCAAGCTCGGTATTAAGGTGAGGTTCAACCATTGCACCCCTCTTTGTTCGACCGCTACGCGGCAACGCTCCGAGCAGGGAGGAATCGAACGCGAACGCGGACCGCCAGCGCGTATCTCGCGGTCTTCCACTCTCGCGGTCTTCCACGGCGCAGCGCGCCAACAACACCCAAAGCACCTGTTCCGCCCATTGCACCTGTCCCGCTCATTGCACCTGTTCCGCCCATTGCACATAATCCTAACATCTTTGTAGAAGAAGGCCGCGCCCAAGAAGAAGGCCGCGCCCAAGACGAAGGTCGCGCCCAAGAAGAAGGCCGCGCCCAAGAAGAAGGCCGTGCCCAAGAAGAAGGCCGTGCCCAAGAAGAAGGCCGCGCCCAAGAAGAAGGCCGCGCCCAAGACGAAGGCCGCGCCCAAGACGAAGGCCGTGCCCAAGAAGAAGGCCGTGCCCAAGACGAAGGCCGCGCCTCCTACCGCCCGCGCCACCGCGCCGGTGAAGGACCACATCGAGGCTGTGGCCGAGGTAGACCTCAAGGGCTACAAATACGGTGTGGAACCTACATTCGCTGCAGCGTCGCTGGACCTCGTATTCATCCTCGACTGCACGGGGAGTATGGGCTCGACCATTGCCGCTTGCCAGAAGGACATCAATTCGCTCACTAAGACGCTCCGCGGGAACAACAACCTCGACGTGCGAGTCGCGCTCATCCCCTACCGCGATCACCACCTCAACGAGAAGTTCTGCACCAAGGTCTACCCGTTCACCCGCGACCTGGACCAGATGCAAACTAACGTCAACAGCCAGTACGCCGACGGTGGCGGCGACACTCCTGAGGCGGTCACCGCGGCGCTCTTCGAAGGCCTCTGTCTTGAATGGCGCGGTGAGGCGGCCAAGCAGATCGTCATCATGGCCGATGCGGGCCCTCACGGACTATCCTATCATGGCGATCAGTTCCCTGGCGGAGACCCGGACGGCAAGGACCCGCTCTCCATCGCAAGGGAGATGGAGTCCCTCGGCATCACGGTTTACTCATTGTTGACCTCAAACTCGATGGATTCGAATACCACCTGGTTCTTTGGCTGCCTCTCGACCATCACTGGTGGCAACTGCGTGCGGGCGGCCAACTCGAACCTCCTCAAGAACATCATCATCGAGGGCGCCACAGATGCCGTGGCCAACGAGGAGGCCATGCGCAAGATTCGCGAGAACCTCGACGCTCTCCGGAAAAAGAAAGGCAGGTCGTTGACCAAGTCCGAGGAGGCGAAAGAGACCGCTCGCATCCTCAACAAGTCCGACAATAAAAAAGGAAAGGCTAAGAAATCAACTCCGGCTTCTGGTTCGAATGCGTTTATCGTGCCTCCGGACAATCGCCTCACGCAGGCGCGTAACGCGCAGAACCTCATGGAGCTCAAGAAGCTCTGGCACGGCGCGCCTTCGGGTGGCGCGAGCTCATCGGCACCGCCACCCGACATGGCCTCGCGCATCACTGCCATGCGTGAGGCGCGCGAGGCTCGCTCAACTGACAAGGTCATTGTCGAGTGTGTGGCAGAGGGCAAGAAGATCCGCGCCCGCATCGTGTCCTCGGGCTACGACACCAAAAAAAATGTCCAGTTTCCCTCGAAGATTCGCGAGGTCGGTAAGCGGTTCGTGGTGGACATGGTGGTGGATGCGGGCAGCTTCTACCGTGTGAAGGGAAACATTGTTGCGGAGTAAACGTCCCGCGCGGAGACCCACAAATATGCTCCACTTCAAGACGAAGAACATCCCGGTGGGCAACTAAGCGAATTGCCCCACCATTAATTGCGGTTGCCGGCAGCAGTAGGACAGGCGATACGTAGTTCGGTTCTTTCCACGGCCTTTTAAGCGCCACTTTTTATCGCGCGGCGGATTTGCGCTCCATCAATCTACGTAGTATTTTGAGAGCAGGGTCATGGGCGGACGCGCGCCGCTCACACGCGCCGCTCACGCGCCCAAGAAACCGAGCGCCCATGTGAGGAGGACACTAGCGGAGAAGACGACCGACTTTGCGAAGTATTCGGTGGTGTAAATGAGGCTCTCGCTGCACCACGCGTCGAGTTGCTTGATGTTCTTACAGTAAATGTCGCCAATCTTGTCCCTGCTGCCGCAGTTCCACGCTTCGCGGTAGTGCTCGACCACCTGGGCGGACTTTACGAGCAGAAAGTTGAGAACGAGCCACCCGACCACGAGGCGCACGATTACCGGCGTGTTGCCGACCCACGCCTTGATGCGGCGCGGCGCCTCGGGCTGCGGAAACGACGCGGCGTACACCTCGGCGTCGCGAAGGGTGGTAAACCTCGCGGCGTTACCGTAGCCCTGCTTGCGCATGAAGCCGGCGTCTTGAGCGGCAGGGAACGTGTTGTAGACGCCCCGGGTCGAGCCACCGCGGACGGCGTAGAACGACGGGGTAGGCACCATATGGAAATGTGTGGCGGACGCTGTGCTGTCTCCTCCTCTCTCCAAAATCCGTTAAACCTGCCATTAAGGCCGCGCAGTAGGACAGGCGATACGTAGTTCGGTTCTTTCCACGGCCTTCTAAGCGCCAGTTTTTATCGCGCGCGCGCGCGATTTTATCACAGAAAAAAAACGAGAACGAAAACGTGCTAAATTACACAGTCCAGCGTCGTTGCAGTTGACGTGGCCAACGGTTTCGAACGTGCCGACCTCCCCGATGCTCCGGTGCGCGGTCTCAAACCTCCCCCTATAATGCGATAGAATTCATAAAATACTTTGCTCATTTCATTCATATGGAAAAAACCAGTCTTAGCGAAATAAAGAGTGACATCAAGTACAAGCGCGATTCTCTCCACCTGGCACACGAAGAACTGAAACGACAGGGAGATTTCTGGAACAAGATTATTATTTTCGTTAGTTTAGGGTCTTCGCTATTCGAAAGCACCAAGATGAAAATGGGATGGGAAGCACAATCTTTAGAGTTATTTCCAATTATCCTCTCTTCGCTTGTCGCAGCAATCTCTTCCCTCATCAAGTTCAAGAGATACAACGAGCAACAAGAGGTGCTCATTCAGTCGTGCACCGTCCTTACGAGCACCCTTGCTAAGGCGCGAAATAGCACGGAGGTGGACGACGCATTGCTGCGCGAATATCACGATGCCCTCGAACTCTTAGAGACGAGCCTCTACCCGGATGTCAGAAAGCGATTTTTGAGGGCATCGCAAAAGAACTTAGTCAGCATCATCAGCAACGAAGACGCTTATTTCGATCTCATTGAAAAGGCAAAGAGTGGGCAAGACATCTCGGCATATCGCAGCGATGGTTCAAGTAGCCATACCGAAGATAACATCAAACGGTTTCAGCGCGACGTTGAGAACGGTGCGACAGCACAAGAGGGCAGCGAAGACGGCGACAACAATAATAAAGACAAAACAGTGGACAATGCGGAACCAGCGGAACCAGCGAAACCAGCGGAACCCAAAGAACCTGCCAGCAATGTAGATACTTCGCCGCCTGCTACGGAGGCGCAGCTAGAAACGAACGAACAACTGGGTGGAAATGCGGAACCGGCAAATCCTGCTGAACCACCGAACAATGCGGACCCGACGAACTAACCCTTGCCCTTCGTCAAAAAAACATTTGAATTGACCGGCACACTAATGTGAGGAACCCCATGCTTCTGACACCACAGCACGCATTTTTGTAGATTGCTTTTCTTCATATTTTCTAACCGGTCGTGTTTGCTAGTATCAATAAGATTCAACGTTGTCGATATCGTCTCTATCTGTTGCTGACCGAATATGGCGTTATACTCTTGGACTTTGCACGAATACATATAAGGAACTTTGACATTTAGAATAGACGTAATAGGTCTATCGCCGTCAAACGATTCATACTCTTTTATAAAACAATCCACGAGCGACGCGCGTTCTGCCGCATTCAATCTGAAATTTTTACACACCACATACTTTTCGGAGTTGGCATAGCGACTCGTATTTGGTTTGACAAAATACACATCGTTGTAAATCAACGAAAGAAGAAATAGCATATCCAGCGACACCTGTGTAAACGTATCGAAAAATTTAATGAGAAAATTACCGCCCGATTTCTGAACCGCAACAGCAAATGCAATCTGACAAAAAATGAGTTTCGCGCTGGCCGCTTCTTGGTGATTAAAGTCGACCGAAAAGTCGAAACCTCCATCAGCTGTGACAAGATCTATCTGCCCGCCATACTTCTCATAGCAATACTTCAGGTTCGAAGCACACATGATGTCTCCCGTGCCCGTCTTCCCCGATTCAATCTCCACATTAGGGTGCTTGTCTAGGAACTGCCTGCTCTTTTTCCAACCAGGTATGCTGTAGTTTTTATCATCGATGAGCGTAATTCCTACATAAGTGTCTGTCGGAACACCGCGCAATTCGCACATTGCCTCTATAAATCCTCCGGGACCCTCCGCAATATGAAACGTCCGACATTCAGACGGCAGACCGCCTCCCAAATTGAACATATGATACATTTCTAGCATCTTATAGTATGAACGAGAAAGCGGTTTCAATTTCGAAATTGAACTGCTTGTGTTCGGTATTGTTGTATGAATATACTCGTAAGGATTCGTGTATTTTTTGAATTTATCCCACTCACTTTGTCGATTGTCAATCTCTGTCTTGATTCGGGTCAAGTAAAGCATAAGCGTTTTGTTAATTACCGTGTCCCCAGTGTCGCCAGGTCCAGTGTCGCCTTCGGGTCCAGCGTTGTGCATCTTCTTACAAGAAACAGTAATTGTTTTGTGAATGTCACTCCGCCAAGGTATTGTTGGTATCTGAAAAAAACTCATATAACTGAATTATGCTACATTAAATCCATAATTATCATTTATATCGTTTCGAAAACAAGTTACTACAAATGCGTTGTAGAAACCTGATATCATAGTTCCTCGGTGGTCGACGCGACACCATCAATCGAGATAGTTGCGATTTGCTCCGCATTTACCGACCTTACCTTTTTGAAGATGAATAATCTATTCAAGAAAGATATTTGTTTCTCACTATCATTCATTTCTGAATGCCTTTTGGTCTTCTTTTTCAAGTATTCTTCGTAGAAATCTGCGAACTTTGTTTTACCCATAAACTTTGTTTCATCAGGGACAAACCCATAATCTTCCATGAGTCGGATGAGATAATCATAATTAACCAGATATTCCGTGAATACTTTGTTAATTGTCTCTTGGTAAACGTCAATCGCATAGCCAACCGACGTGCTGTCTGCTTCCCACATATCGCTACTATAACGCTTTGTCACCTTCCATATGGTATTACCGGTTTCTATCCCACTGATACTTTCACTGCCACCCAACTTTTTACCCTTTAGCATTTCGAATATTTTATCACCATCATAGCTTGTCCCGATGAAATAACCACCCAGTTTAGTGGTCTCCGCGACATTGCGGAGAAAGTTGTGGAGCGTAGTTGGCGACTCGAACATATAGTGAATCGCAAACTGAATCGAGCACACGTCGAAACCATCACTTCCAATACCATAAGCGTCGCGAACCGCGAGACCATTCGCATCATCATTCGCCTCCAAAGCAAATAGCGACATTACAATTTTCTTCCCTTCATCGCCATTTACACCTTCCAAATTCCTGATATTTTTTGATGAGTCGCCGTGCGCGAAGAGCGCCTTTGGAACTTTCTGCTTGCGTTTCAACGCACCCAAATAACGAGCGCACGCACCATCAACTCTGTTCACTATGTTGTCATTCGAATAGTCGATTCCGAATACGAAACCGAGTTTTGCTTCCGACCATTTATTCATATCACCTCCTTTTCCGACCGCCAAATCAATGAGCGTATTTCCGGGATTCGCCGTCTTTGTAATAAGCATATTCTTCAACCAATTGTGATACTCTCGCAATCCTATTGTTTGAGACTTCGTCCCAGAGTCCCGGTTGTAGTAAACGTCTTCGTCCCTTGCTGCGGGACTACCTATTTCTTTGCCGGTTGAAATCATAGATTCAGTTACAGGATTGAATATACTATGCCAATTGTTGTTCGCAACGTTGTAATTATTTCCATAGCGGGCTCCTCCTCTGTCAGCGGTCTTGTCATAGCGCACGCGCAACGGCGACCACCTCCATCCAATCTCTTTTGTGCCGTCATAGCTGAACTCGACCACCATCTTATCCTCGATAACCTCCCCTTCTTTCGTCTTCAACACCTTTTTGCCGTTTGCTCCCATCGTGAGCATCAAATTACAGAGCGCCGCATCTCGATCATACGGATTAGTGGGGTAGAACTGTTTTGCAACGTAGTCTTGTCCGCGCCCCCGCTTGCCTTGATTCGAACTCTCCTCTTGTTCGGGAACGACCCCGTTTATCACATCTTGGAACGCATTCGGAAACCCGTCTTTTTTCGTGTCAAATCCGACGTGTAACACGGCCTTCTTATACTGCGTCAATTGGTCATGTTGAGTAACATTTTGTCCAACTTTGAACATATTACCAACAATTTCCTCGCCGTCCGACTTTCTTTCGAGTTTGACAAGGAAGTCAATTGTGTTGAACTCGGGCGGTTTCCACTTGAACGAGTGTACCCACGCCTTCTTTCTGGGCGCACCCAACTTCTCGCCTGGCTTGTCCGCGCCAACTCCGAGACGACAAGGCGTGAAGATAAGCCCGTCGGTCTCATAGATGTATTCCTTACCAGAAACCTTTGCAAGGACCTCCCTACACGCTTTAAATATCTTCTCTTTACTCCCCGCAATGAAAACCTTCGTGTCAATGCGCAGTGGAGACGGTTTATTCGGCACGACCGACGACGCGTTGAATGATTTTACTGCGGATACCAGAATATCATAACGATATTTCACATTCGCATCAGCATCCGGGACAGCAACAGCATCCGGGACAGCAACAGCATCCAGGACAGCACTAGCACCGGGCTTAGCACCGGACTTGGCAGGCGCCTTGATCTTATAAAATGGGTTGCTTCGACAGTCCTTTCCATCCATATAATAAATATCAAACGCGGCATATAAATTACTATACTCGCCTTTTTTGTTATACTGAATATGCTCACCATCAATAAGCGTACCACCAAACTTACTGTTTGTTGTGGCTCCAGTGAATTGGACGTTCATATTCATATCAATCATGTAAATACGTCCATTATTCGTTATGAATAGTAACTTGCGATCACCGTCAGCCTTATCCGTAACTGTATAATCGTTGCGTATATTCGGAACATTGCTTCCCGCGTTTTCAGAATCTTCTTTGACAATGTTATCTATTTGTAATGTGTAAGATGACGGACCAATAAACTGTGGATTGTCGGTATTCCTTCCCGGAAAGAGGATTTGTTGGTATTCCATCTTCACCTTGTCCTGCTCCGGAATGGAAACCGGATAATTCGTCGACTGTAGTCCAGAAAGCACAATTTTGATCACCTTCTTCAGTTCCTTTGCGATGCCCTCCTTCATTGCGTCGACGCCACCAGCCTTCAACTTCTCGCTTATCCTGTCATTGTCGAACTCTATCTCAATCTCGTAATTCTCGGGCGCGTTCGCGACACCAGAATCATTGAAGGTCAACGCACCACGACGCTCCATCGAACTCTTCACAATACTGAGGTCGACCTTGAAGGGATAATCCTTATGTTCAAATGTCGTCCGGTTCATCAAGCGAAACCGCTTTTTCATCTCTTGCCAATTGTCTTCTATATTTTTGGTGATCCCGCGTCCGGATTCGAGATTCTTTTCCATGTTCATCGAAACGCGAAAGTTGAAGTCGGTGAAATCGACATTGCGATGCTGCGTAGGTATCGGACCATTGAACTTCTGCTCAAATACGGCAATTTCATCGATAGTTTCTTTTTGACAGTAGGTCGAGATGTCTCTGAGACCCGTAATTTTAGTGCGGATATTAGACCATTGATTTTGGTATTCCGTCTCAATGCGCAGCATGTGCTCATCAGATGACGCGGAGAACCCTTGAGAGACGAGCTGCTTCGCAACATTATCGAAATTATTGCGCGTTATTTTGCGTCCATACTCTCTGATGGTTCCAAATTTTGCTTCTATCTCAATCGCACCATTATTACCATCCTGACTAGTAGCATTGTCTAAATAATAAACAATCATTTCGTCGAGTTGGTCTGACGGTGCTTTTGATGAAGGTTGTCTAGCCATGCGTATATATATCTTAAATGATAATATTTATATCAAATTGAATCAATTTTTTTTCCGTATAAATATTATCAAATAGCATTCAAAATTGACTCATAAAGCGTTTTCTTTGTCTCCTTCTTCCCGTCTGTACGCAACGTTGGAATCCTCAACTTCTTACAGATTTCCTGTAGATCGGAAAGGGTATATCCGCTAATGGCATTCATCGGTTTCTCAGGATTCGCAATACAAAAATGGGTCTTTTGAACTCCGTTTGTGTAATCGGCATCGCTCCCCGCGTTGTCCTTGTATTTCACGCTCGTTTTAGAAGTCGCCTTGTCATAGACCAAGATACCGCGCGGTGAATCCTCTCCCCCTTCCAGATAATCGAAATCACAATAACTGCACCCCGATACATAGAAAATCGATACCCCATATACCAACGCTAATGCGCGCAATCCTACCAACGTAATCCTCGGTTCGTTTACCAACTCATTCTCAATGACCGTTAATTTCAACTTCATTGCTTTCAACTTGACCGCGTGTTTGCGGATGAGTTCAACCGATGCTATTTTGAAATCCTTTTCCTTCTTAAACGGGGAACACTTGTATAGCTCGTATTCCTCGAAACCGTGCATGACAATAAAAAAACACCAGAACAACGTGTCGTGCTGCCTAGGCAAGTATGTCGCACTCTCCTCGATTTTCTCTTTCTTCTTCTCATAAGAATATGTCTTGGTATTTGCGGTCACATTATTTCCATCGTTTCCCACACTGCTGTTACGCAATATATTTTCGGCGGAAAACATATATTGGTGCATTCCGTCGAATAAAGAATTGTAGGTATTGTGTTTCAAAGCAGTGCTTTTGCTATTGCTATTGCTATTGCTATTGCTCATGCTCTTGCTAGCGCTCATGCTCTTGCTCATGCTATTGCTCATGCTAATGCTAATTTAATATTGCGTTTGTCTTTATCCTCTTTAAAAAAAGTCTCTTGAATCTGCGACTTTTCGCTTTCAATCTCTTCAAGTTCGTGTGTCTGCTCATCTACGTATTTCACATATGACGCAACAAGCTCTAACGTATTGTGTGATACTTCAGTCAAATTCACAAACGTTCCATTTTTGTTTTCATTAATATGAGACTCGTGGGCAGCGGCGAAGATTCGAAGTATCTCAACCTGATGATATTTCGTCATAACTTCAATCCTGTCCTTCAGTTCTTGAAGATTAAAGTTCGGTTCCATGCTCATACTCACAACCTTTATAGTATCAGTATACTACGCTTTATATATGATTTGATTATGCTTTAATCCTCTTGAATTTCAATCCTTGGCTTCTTAGCGGAGACCTGTATTTTATTAGGTTCGACTAACTCGGCAATAATCGAAATGTATTTATCGTTCAACTCGAAACGCTGTCCAATCACACTAATATCAATTTTATCGCCCTCATTGACTTGCGAAAAGTATGGCATCGTGTTATGGTGGTCGCGCGCAATGAAAACCACAATAGGGTTCGGGTTCTCATCGGACTCCGCTCGAATACCAGCCTTCGTTATGTTCTTGACCACGCACGATAGTTTCATGCCATGTAGCGGATAACAAACCAGACACTCGAACGATACATTAAAGAACACTACATCTCCTTTGATTGTTCCGCTGGAATACGCCAACACCTTTGTCGTGTTCGGCTTAACATACCCATCTGCGATACATTTCCCTTCGATCGACGACGCAATCACGCGCTGCAAGAGCGCATCCAGGTTCGCACCGATATTCACGATTGGAACGGGAACATTGCGACTAATCAATGCCTTACTGTAATTCACTGGAATGCTCGCAGCGCGTTTATTATTCCGCTGGGCAGGTTTCTTTCCTCGTTTTACAGTAGAGTTCATAGTATAATATACCGACATATTCTTAAATTAATATCAATTTTTTTTCACTTTTCCTTTCCCTTTGTATTGATTTCCTGTGAACCCGTGTTCCACTAAAGTTAAAAACCATCGCTTCCCCTCTTTGTCGGTTGCGTCTTTATATCTGAACTCAAACTCCTCATCAACACGCTCTTTCGAAGCCACCTTCACGCCTTTCGGTAATCCCAACTGCTTGATTTTCTTGAGAATATGGAATTTATCTCCTTCTTTCACATACCCCATAAAGTAATAAGGAACATGGACTTTGAGTGATTTGAACTTATTATTCGCGTCAGCAACCGAGTCCTTTTCCAGTTTTGGATCCTTTACACATTCCTTCTCATTCTGTTGGCTCGGTCTCGTTTTGATTGCATTGTAACTACCATTTTTATTCACCTCATACAAAACGTAAGAGATTGCGGGATTATTTGTGTTTTTAAACTCCCTTGATTTCAAATACTCTTTGAATGCTTTTATCTCCTCTTCGCGCTCGTTGGTGTCGTCTTCTTTGAGAAGATACGTCATGACATTGAATAAATCGTCGTAATTCAGTTCTTCCATCAAACGCGCAACAAGTAATTTCTTCATTATAGCTACATCCTTGCCTTTGCTTATCATCCTCGCATAAGTCTCCTTGCAAAGCGTGTATGTTTGTTGGAATTCGGTCTTTATGGTCATAACGTCGATGTCCCCTCCTATGACAAAATCATATTTTTTCAGGATTTCTTGGATGACATTATTGCCCGCACTCTCGAACCCTTCGAGAACCTGTGGTTTTGGAACCTTTACTTTCAGCATCCGTATTTTTTTCTCGACTGGTCGCGTTCGTTCATATACCGATATGCGGTCATTATCTAACACTTGTGGTTGGAACAAATAAAGGTCGCCCGTATGTATCAATCTGCCCAGACGCCCAAACTTATCGACAATCGGTTCTCGGTTTTCCACTAACTCGTTGAGTGCCGCATCAATCTTCGATGCCGGATACGGTTTCGTCGCATTCAGCATTGCGACTAGTTGCTGTTTGCGATAGAAGAATCTCTCCACCATCAAATCCCTCACTACGCTTTTGATTTGTTCTGTGTCTTGAAGCATAAATGTATCGTTGTATGTATCCAACGTGGTGCTGCCATCATCATTTGATTTACATTTGTATTCGCACCTTTCCATATAGTCACACGTCGAAGAAAATGGTTTATCGCCCACACGATACTCGATTCTCTTTGGTTGTCCATTATCCGCGAGACTCGACAATTGCAACTTCACGACTTGATTCATATTTTCTTCCGTGAACCCAGCCTGTTCAATATTAAGTAGACAATCGGCAGACACCTCTTTCAGCGCCCTGCTTACGCTCCCAATTTGTATTGCCTTTTTTTCCGCCTTTCGGTACAGGTAAGCGTCGGCACTTTCCACGCGGCTTGTCAAGGAAAGACAATGCAAATATATTTCGACGTTTCGTTTGGAGAATTCTAGTTGTTTGTGACTGCACGTCCGAACCGCACGCCCGATGATTTGCTCTATTCGGTTCATATTATACCAGGGTTCCATCACATGGACCTGTCTGATAAATTTGAAATCCAACCCCTCTGAACCCGCGCGCGAGATAAGAACCACCTTCACTTCTTTACCATCCTTATTTTTAGGAGAGGTGATTAATCTCATTTCCTTTGCGTTGTTTGGCGAAAAGGCCTTGTCTCCTGTAATCATCGCATATTTGAATTTGATGTCTCGTTTTTTAGGCAGAAATTTCTTATCAAACAAATGGCTCTTCGTTCCACTTTCCCCCGAGCGAGCAAATCCGAGTTGTTCGAGCGCCAGTGCCATTGGGAGCAATCCGCCGTCGATGTATTGCGAGTATACCAGAACCACCCCTTCGGAGTTTACAATGTGATCACAAATTGTCTTTATCTTCGCACTATATTTACCAATTTCGCTGGGAGAGAAAATGGGACCGGTTGCCTTTAGATTTTTATATTTGAAATCATACCGGCTGGGAACAGGTTTGGATACCTCTGTGCAAGACATGATTCGTTCCAGTCCTTGTTTGCCAACCAATTCCTTGATGTCGACCGAAGCCGATGAGACATTAACGCGACCCATATCCATATCCATATCCAAATCTTCATGAGGATATAAAATATTCAATGCCTGAATTGGTTTTTGAATGATATTGTAGCTCACCTTATCGTTATCAAAATAATTATTACTTTCACTAGACCTTATTTGGTTCATGATATAATTGTATCCCGTTTCCTGATATGGCGATATGGGCGTGACAAAGATATCCAAATTTTCAATGCCCTGAACCAATTCGGTTTCATTAAGTTTTTGAATTGGTCGGTTGAGTTCGTTTGCCAGAAAACTAGCGTTTTTCGAAAAGTTCGTCGGCCACATACGATATGGAAACGTGTATGGATTTTCTCCCCTTACGAACGAGATATACCCTCGCGCCCTTTGCTCCAATACTTTAAGACCGGTTTTTTCACCCGTATTCATATTAATTTTGAAATTTCCATCCTTGTCAAATATCTCCTTTGCGAGAATCCTGCCTCTGCCATCATTCATATTCATGATACTTAGCAGCAAAACAATCTCCTTTGGACTGTTATACATCGGCGTCGCAGAGAGAAATAGAAGTTTCGTATTATTTGCGTTTTCGGCCAAATACTCTAACGCTTCGGTGACACCCTTCATCGTTTGCGCACGCTTCTCCTCCTTCTTCGTCTCACTATTCTCAACGTCGGTGCGTATATTGTGTACCTCGTCAACAATAATAACACTGTCACCAAACATCTTTTTTATCTGTTTTTTATCAATCCCTTTTTTGAAATAGTTGTAGAATTGTTCGTATCCTTTGAACAAGTAGTGCTTATTGATAATTCGATTAATATTTTTAATAATATAATTCTTATCCTCGTTGGTATTGCTCAATCGTTTGCGGTTTGATAGCATAACCTCCTTCAACAACTTGAACCCGACGCACGAATTATTTATGACCCATCCGTGTGTATCATCGTATTTAAGATTCTTCTCATCGAACAACTGCTCTTTGAAATTGTTTTGAACATTTGGAGAGGCAATCACGATTATTTTATTCGCACCTGAAATGCCCGCATATTTGAAATAATCGCGTGCCTCCTCTGCCACGCTAATGGCAGAGCAGGTTTTCCCCGATCCTAGACCATGGAAAAGAAGCATACTATTGTATGGTGTCTGTGACGAGAGAAAATTCCTGACAAACTGCTGGTGCGGCGCCAGTTCATAAGCGGCGTTGCACATTATTTCTGCCATTTCTTCGACCGGCACAATCTTTCCCTGATATTTCGTATCGCGGAATTCTTTTCGCCGTGCTATTTTTGTATTGAATTGTGGTTCATATAGTGTTGGGTACAGATAATCGTAGCTCTCTTCCTCGTCGGATGATTCGTCTTCGTCACCCGGCGTTTCCGGTTCATCATCTTCCGATGTTTCGTCGTCGGATGTTTCGTCGTCTGATGATTCTTCTGACACTGGTGATATCAAAGGCGTTGCCTCCGTTTCCGTGCCGTCAACTTGCTCATCTGGTGGCATGTCTTGTTGTTTCGAGATTACATCGACTACATCGACTGTAGGTATTTGTGATTCATCTATCTCATCTGCGGGTTCATCTGCGGGTTCATCTGCGGGTTCATCTAACGAAGATGACACGGGTGAGTCAGATGATTCAGACGACGCGGATGACGCAGATGATTCAGATGACACAGGTGATGTTGCCAAAACAGATTTCGTTGGTGACAGCATTTTTTCACTCGATAGTTTATCGTCATCTACAACAGGTGTGGTTGTTTTGGACATCGATTTTTCAATAACATTCGTTACTTGATTTGGTTGCGGTGTTTTGATAATACTGATCTTCTGCTTAACAGGTTGCTTTGTGGGTTGTTTTGTTTTGGGTTGCTTTGCGGATTTATTCGGGTTATCAACCTTCTTCTTATTTTTTCGCGTGCACTTGCTATCAACGCAGTTTTCGTTACGACAATCTACATTGTCTTCACAAGGTTCGCCAATCTTGCCTTTGCCCTTCTTCTTTGCCGGTGGGTTTGCGGATTTATTCGGGTTATCAACCTTCTTCTTATTTTTTCGCGTGCACTTGCTATCAACGCAGTTTTCGTTACGACAATCTACATTGTCTTCACAAGGTTCGCCAATCTTGCCTTTGCCCTTCTTCTTTGCCTGTGGGTTTGCGGATTTATTCGGGTTATCAACCTTCTTCTTATTTTTTCGCGTGCACTTGCTATCAACGCAGTTTTCGTTACGACAATCTACATTGTCTTCACAATGTTCACCAATCTTGCCATTGCCCTTCTTCTTATTGCTTCGCGTACACTTGTTATCAACACAATTATTGTTCCTACAATCATTATTACTTTCACAATCTGCGCCATTTTTTTTCTCCATTTTATTCATTATTTTTGGTTTCTCTGGTTTCTCGGGTTTCTCTAGTTTCTCTGGTTTCTCTGGTTTCTCTGGTTTCTCTGGTTTCTCATCATCCAGTGGAATTGTTTTCAACACACATTTCTTTTTATTAGTTTTCTTTCTCAGATAACCCTTCGGACACCTCTTCTGATTTGGTTTCATCTTAATGGTTGTCTCTTTGTTTCCTGTAATGGCGACAACCTTCTTCATAACGAGAGTTTTGATGAAGGTTTTCCATGGTTCCATACTTTCGCCACTCTTTTGTTCGAGTTTCTCAATCAATTGGTTCAACGAGAAATCGGTCAGTTTGTCACCGATTTCTTCAAGAAGATTATCTATGAGAACCTTTACCTGTCCCTCTTCCATACACTTATATACTACCTATATAATGTATATTTATCTAATAACTCTTTTACGCGCCATATGACGTCTTTTTTTTCTAAATTATAGGGTCGCAATGCCGCCAATACCTCTTCATAAGTCTTCCAAGCAAGCAGACTCACCTCCGACGTCTGGAAATGCGTCTCTGGTTCGACGTCGTTTGCAATCATACCCACATAGTAGCGATGCTTGTATGACTTGTAATTCGATCCGGTAAACACTTCTTCAAAAGGAATTATATTGTTCACAATTAGCATACTTTTCTTCGAATAACCAGTTTCCTCTTCGAACTCTCTCAATGCGCAAGCCATATCATTCTCCTTGTAGTTTCGTCGTCCCTTGGGATAACCCCATTCCGGTTCATTCCAATCAGTGGACGACTCCTCAATCAACGACGCCAGCGAATATTTACATCCGCCACTGACGACGCCATACTTGAGCGTCTCCATCTTTTCGCGGGATGTTCTCTCCTCCGAACGATATTGGATTCCCACATTATGTCCCCATAAACTTGCCCACAACTCATCGAAACTTTTCTCCAATAGGTATTGCTTTTCTTGGTTTGTCATCTCATCGATGATGTTTAACAAGTATAATTTGTTGTGAACATGATACTTTCCTCGCATAAAATCGACAAACCCAAGCGTATCTTTTCGCCGTATCATGAGATACTCCTTATTACCCTGTTTCCCTTCTCGAAACGCAATGACACCTATACTGGTAATCGGGTGTTTACACTGATGGAACGCATGCCCCGTTTTGCCACAATTATTACAAAATACATATGTCTTATTGTTATTATTGTTATTATTGTTATTATTGTTATTATTGTTATTATTGTTGTTAGTCATCGTTATATCCTTGCTATATGTTGGTATTTCGTAATTTTTATATCGTTTATAATAATGGCATTGGAACCGAATATTTGGGGGCCGCACTATTGGTTCGTGCTCCACACAATTGCGCTCACTTATCCGCACACACCTAACGAAGTGATGCGAAAGAAATATTACGACCTCGTTCAAAATCTTCCACTTTTCCTACCCGTGGAAGAAATAGGTAATACATTTAGTCAATACCTCGACAAGTATCCGGTAACACCGTACCTCGAATCGCGAACCTCGTTCGTGAAATGGATGCACTTCATCCACAACAAGATTAACGTGTCTCTAGGAAAGAAGGAACTGACGATGGAGGAGGCCATGGCGGCATACTATGAACACTACAAACCAAAGGCGGTGAAGAACGACGATGAACGCAAACGGCGAGAGAAAATGGTGTTTGCGGGCGTCCTCTTTGCCATCCTTATTCTCGGGGTCGCACTTTATCGGCGATAATTGTTTTTTTCTCGTTGGATACTATATCATATGAAGTTCGAGATTTTAGTGTTTGGTATTACAGCATTTTTCATCGCAAACACATACCACGATGGCAAATACGTGACAATGCTAAAATCGTGGAAGAAATACTACCAAATGGCAGGGATTGCGTTTGCCGGCGTCTCTGCATACGCCTTCATGCGAAGGTATCCCACGCATTCACGAAGCCTGCTGACCCACGCCAACGGCATCATCAAATATATGCCGATCGACAAAGACGCGGGGGACATGCTGTCCCCGCTGCTCAGCATGTCGCAACAGTGCCTTGGAGGACAAGAGTCATTTACGGGTCACGCGGTTCGGGTTGGTGGCAGCCCGCAGGAAAATCGGATGCTCAACTCTGGTAAGCAAGGTACGAAGCGCTCCGTAAGCGAGACAAAAAAGAAATTCGTAGCGGCCGAACAGGGATGGAAATGCGGGAGCTGTAAGCAGCAACTTCCTGCCTGGTTCGAGGTCGACCACAAGACCCGCCTTGACCAAGGTGGTTCCAATCACGTGGACAATTTAGTAGCCCTTTGCCGTGACTGCCACGGGCGAAAAACCGCATTTGAGAACCTTTGAGAACAATAGTGTCGATTCAGAATAGATTATACTTTCAGAATAGATTATACTTTCGTTTAATGTCTGGATCAGATGTGTTACATCCCTGAGGAAGAGCCACGTATTTTCGTCCATTCATGTCACAATCACCTGTGGAATGCAGAACAAACTTCTCGTCGTTTTTCTTGGCTTCTCCCTTCACAATCGGAGTTCTCACCCATGTTGATGTATTATTCAACCAGTCAATCTCGTTACTGGTATACTTTTTGTAATCCATTATTACAATATTATCTCTCCTATAAAATTATTTCAATTTTATTGTTTTCTACTCTTGTAGTATATGAACGATAATAAGTCATTCATCGAAAGGATACAATTATTTATGACATATCCGCGACGTTTTGCGCTCTTCGAAATGGTGATATTTGCATCGCTCCTTCTCATCTTTTCCAAATGGAATCCGTTTGGGATATTATACAAGGTCCAAATAATGCTTTTTTTGTTGTTTTTTATGCTAATTAGTTATTTCTTTATAGAACACCGCGAAAGTGTTCGAGGCACAAGCGGAGCAGGGACATTGCCGTCTTATGGACAGTTTCTCTTATCGTTAGCCTCTAATATTGGAAAGATCGGATTGTTTGTAGCAAGCATTTTATTATTAATTATATTGGTTCGTCATCTTCTCGGAGTCTCCTTCTTTCAAGGTTTGCTCCAATGGTCTACCAACATCATCCTTATTGTAGGCGTAATCGCCATCATTTATAAGGTGTTGAGTGTGAAACCCGCGCGATGTAATGATAATGTGGTATATAAGGCCGTCGATTTTTTACCGAACAAGTTTATACAGTTTGCCGAATACATCAAACGCGAATTCAAACTAACAAGCAAAATAGTATGGGTTGTTCTTGCCATTGAATTGGGTTTCATTTCTCTCCGCTTTCTCCTTCCTTATCTGGCAAAGTTCATCCTAAGTCATGATGGCGAGGAGTTGCTTACCGAACCCATCTACCTGGAAAATGAGACAAATGTCAGCACTTTTGAACAACTTTACGGCGAAGTAAGCGACGACACCAAATACAACTACAACTATGCCCTGTCCACGTGGTTCACAATCAACCCTCAACCACCGAACACGCGCGCGGCATACCAGAAATACACGAATATACTCAACTACGGAAACAAGCCGCGCGTCCAGTTCAACAGCGCCAAGAATACCTTGCGCGTCCAAGCCGAAGCAGGCGAAGGCAACAAAAGTATCGTGGATATAGTCACGATTGAAGACGGTGTCCCGTTACAAAAATGGAATCATATAGTCATTAACTACGACGGTGGCTACATGGATGTATTCCTCAACGGAAACCTGGTGGGGTCCAAACCAAATATCGCCCCCTACATGCAATTCGATAATGTGGTTGTCGGAGAGAATAACGGCATAGAAGGTGGTGTTCGCAATGTGGTCTACTACGACCGCACCCTCACCAGAGCAGAGGTTTCGCTGGAATACAAATTGCTCGGTGGTGCTCGTCGTAGGATTTAGATAGAACACGCGCACACGCCATGCCGGATACACATATTTTTTATCTTTTATTCTTTTATCTTTTATCTTTTATTCTTAAGGTATAATATATCATGTCAAATACACTCACCAATGTATTGAAGGTAGTGGCCTTCCTTGTTGTTGTCTATGTTATCATTAAACTCTTCTCGAAACCATCGAAATTGTCATCGATGTCCAAGGGAAATGAGCAGCAAACAATCAGCGGTAAAAAAATGAAGAACAGCGGAAACTCGGCAGATTACACGTATTCCATGTGGTTTTACGTCGACGACTGGAACTACAAATTCGGTCAGGAAAAGGTGCTGTGGAAGCGGGGCGACGCATCCAACCACCCCGGTCCGTCGGTGAGTTTAGGTGCGATGGAAAATGACGTCACAATCAAAGTTGCGTGCTATGCCACATCCGCACAGACCGCCACGCAAGCGAACATACACGAGTGCAAGGTGAACAATTTCCCCATTCAAAAGTGGGTAAATCTCATCGTGAGTCTTCAGGGAGAAACTCTCGACGTCTACGTTGACGGCAAACTCCACAAGACATGCGTTCTGGAGGGCGTTCCCAAGGTGAGCAACGGTTCCGATGTCTTTGTGACCCCCGATGGTGGATTTAGTGGTTTCACGTCCAACTTCCAGTATTGGGACAAGGGAAGCAACCCGCAGCAAGCCTACAACATTTACAGAAAGGGTTATGGTGGAGGTGTTTTAGGAAACGCGTTCAACAAATATAAACTTCGCGTTGAGGTGCTCAAGGACAATGATGTTGCCGGTGGCTTCGAACTCTAGTTAAGTTATGAGTAGGATATCATTGGATAACGTGTTCCATAAAACGCAAGTATTATATATATCTAGTGTATATATAATATGAACCCAGATTTTGGAAAAATATCGCAGGGGACAACTGCTTACAAACCGCCCCCTTCGAACAATTATGTGAGAGATGCGAAAACATTTCTCGAATCAAATGGAATGGTCGCAAAGGTGGCGTTTCTCATTCTCGTGCTCATCGTTTTTGTGAGCCTCCTTCGCATGGGCAGCACGTTCCTCGCGTGGTTGTTTGCGCCTTCGCGGAATCCCGTCCTCATCAAAGGCATGATCAACTCAAAAGAGATGAAGGTGTATCCGCAGAAGCCGTCCTTGCCAGGCGCGGTCCCCATCTTGCGATCGGTCAACGACGACCAAGGCATGGAGTTCACGTGGTCGGTGTGGATTTACATCAACGACTTCCACTACAAACGCGAAGAATACAAGCACATATTCAGCAAGGGAAATGCCGACGTCAATCTCTCCGAGTCCGATTCGCGTTTTGGGATGAACCAACCGAACAACGCACCCGGACTCTACATCACGCCCAATACAAACGACCTTCTTGTGGTGATGAACACCTTCGACAAAATCAACGACGAAGTGCGAATCAAGGACATCCCCATTAAGAAGTGGGTCAACGTCATCATTCGTCTCAACAAACAGAACCAGTTGGACGTGTACATCAACGGCACCCTTGCCAAGCGCCACATTTTAGACGGCGTGGCGAAGCAGAACTATGGAGACGTGTTTGTCTCGATGAACCGCGGCTTCGACGGAAACACCTCCGAACTCCGCTACTTCGATACGGCTATCGGGACGAACAAAATCCGGAACATCGTGAGCAAAGGACCCAACATGAAGATGGACGGGTCCTCGAACAGCGAGATGAGCAAACCGTATTATCTCTCCACTAGTTGGTACTCGAACGGGATTTTACAGTAACTGAACGTGTTATATATCCGCATAATATATAGATGTCTTGTCCACCACAAACTCTGGATTTCAACCACAGAACATGGGGTCGCACGGACAACGCGTGTATTAATGATGTAGGAGGTCCCACACAAACGGATCTTGATATGCGTCGAAAGGCGGAGATTCTTCAGTATAAAGGCAACAGTATGAAGCTGACGAAACGTGAGAAATACGCTCAAATCGCAAAGGGTCACGGACCCCATCGCAAAACCTCGTGGGCATCCCAATCGTTCGGTGCGGGATATACGAACCCGAATACGCATAGTCTCACACAAGACGGGAATACTTTGACTTGTTCTAATACCAAATTGAAAGATATCAAAACGCATTCGTCCGCAAGCGATGTTCCTGGCAACACAATGCTCAGTTTCGATATGTCTGTTCCGCTCACACGCTACAGAGTGCGCCGAATGTATTAATATTATTATTCATTGCTGTGTAATAATAATATTTATTATTTATGATTTATGATTTATTTTCTTACTCGCGCAGATTCGGGTTGATGCAAATCGCTTCGGTGGGGAAGATGTCGCCCGACATGCACTGGTCCATTTGCCCCACCTTGACGCAGCTGCGGAAACCGCGGTCTTCGCCAATGTAGCAGTAGCCCGATTTACCAGTGCCCGTGCCCCCGCTTTGCGTCACGTTTCCAACCATATCAGGAGTCGGGTCACTGGCACTGGCACTGGCACTGGCTCTGGAGTCGGCAGCAGTCCTTCCATTCTTTTCGAGTTGTTGTTCGAGGACGTTGACGCCGCTATCAATAGCGCCCGCGGTCACATTTACGACCCCCTTGGTGCCGCCCGCCGCCATATCGACCGCGGCTTTGGTGCCGTCTGCTGTGGTCTTCGTGGTCTGCCGCACCACCACCTTGATGCCCTTACCCAAGTCGGCTGTGATACCACTAAAGAGGTTGGAGATTCTTTCCAAAAGGGTGGCCGCGCCATCACTGGCATCACCTAAATAAGAGAAGACGTTGAGCCCCATGAGCGCCAGAAGAATCAAGATTACCACGTATTTGACGATCGAAACCCAGTCGAACCCCCATTGCATTCCCGAAACGAGTTCCGAGAAGTAGTTCTGCTTCTTCGGGGTTGGTTCTTCCGTGCCAAACAGACCTCCTACATCACCCGACGGTTCGGCTTCCATACCGGATGATTCGGCGTCAAGACCAGACGACGATGCGGAGGCCTGCGGAGAAAACATTGAAGTCGGTGACATAAACGATTTATTTCCTTCGTTTGCACCCACGTCCATATCTGGGCTTCCATGCAACGGTGGTTCGGGTGCGAAATCATTATCGTTATTACCATCGTCTTTCATGGACGGCATCCACGAATCATCATGGTCATCATTTTTGTCAGGATGAGCGCTTTGGTTCGCATTTGGCGTGAAGAGCGATGTGACCGGACTCATCCAGGACGAACTATCTGCAGTGGCATTGGTGCTCGAAATCGCCGTTTGCGGCGCGTAATCAGAACTGCTAAATTGTTTATTTACAGGACCCATTACAGTTTCGGGTTTCATTACACTATCAGGAGCGTTTACACTATCGGGAAGAGGTCTACTATTATTGCTCACACCGTTCATTGGTATATGATATATTACACGATATTATTCTTCTTGGTTCGACTAGATTGTCTTGTAAGAATTAGATTCATCAATACAATAATAATTAATTCAGTTCATAATAAATAAACACCAATATCTTTCATATAGGAACCCTAGATCGGTTTCTTTGCATGCAAGCAGTGAATCTTTAAGGTTTTTGTAAAACTCTATTTTATTTGTTGATATATTTACACCTGCTACGGCAAACAATGCACCTTCAGACCAATTGTATATTTGTCTTACTTTATCAATATGAGTATTTCTAATTTCTTGTCTGTGTTTTGACTGATTTACAAAATTTTCTTTTATAGTCTTAAATCTTGAATGTTCGTCCAAAATTACATTACATAATAGTTTATCGTTGTCCTTCTCAAAATTCTCCAAATTAATAATTTGATTTACGAAATTTGTTCGGAGATTATTATAATCAACAACCTCATCTAAATCAAGGCAATTCAAATCACCAAGATGAACAAAATTTTTTAAACAATTTAGTTCTGATAAGTGTTTAAGTTTATTTATTATGTTTTTGCAATGTTCAAATGGATCTGCTTGTAAAAATACATAGTAAACTTTATCATCAATATTATTATATTCTTCTATCATAAATCTCAAATATCCTTCACTTTCTCTTCCTGTGTTTTCAATGTTTTTAATACGAATATTTTGTTTAAACACCTCATTTATTTGATCCCCTTTGTTATAAATAATAATTTCATAATTTTTATTTAATTGTTTGATCCATTCTATGCTTTCTGTATATCTCACAATAATAATTACGAGTTTGTTCATTATATATAACTTATAATTAATCATAAATATTTAAATAATAATTAGTCATAAGTAACAATATGCTCCGAACATTGCGAACCGTATTATGTAACATCAAACTCTACGACGATCCGAAACCACTCGGTCGATGGGGACACCAATGTGATGTATCGAGTCACATTAAATCGTCGTTGGCAAACCACGACTGCTGCGGCGACCAGTTGTGTGGCGACCCACTCGAAGTAAAAACAATATTGGCATCTGAACGCGTGAAACGGGTCAGTAATATGAAGTGAAATTGGGGATATAAAAGTTTTTCAAAAGTTGATGCTGTTATCACAAATTGCCGCGAAACAAAAACAAACATGATGAACAATAATAGTTTCATTGCGAAGCACATGAGGAACGTTGAGATGTGTCCGACATTAAGACATGGGTTTATAGTGGCTTGTGAAGAAGAGGTCAATAAAATGATAAAGAGAAATGTCAGCAAGTTGGTAGACGAGTTCGGTTCCGATCAGGCAGATTGAGGAGTCTGATATTAAAATGGCATCTATCTCGAATGAAGAGACCCGAACACCAATCATTGTGTATAATGATATTGATTCGCATGCAGCAGCAGAACCAGAGACAACATCTTCATTTTCACAATTTGGTAAACCATCATCACATACAGGGGAAATCTTTCGGCGAAAAAGCAATGGAAGAGATTGTGCGGGAGTATTTCAAACTAGACAAACGTGATAAATCCGGACATGATCACAAAAAATGGGTAAAACACTCGAACAAAAATCAGCAAGATATCACGCAAATGGACATGATTGGAAGTGGCAGCATGTTGAAATAAAACATCAATGGGATTATTTGCTATTAACCTGGCTTGATTACCAAAAATACGATTTTATATTGCCTCACGAAAGAGGGTCGTTTATTTGATTGATCAGCAGATTATTACGGGACAGGGTAAAAAAAACACAGAAAAAGACAAACTTTTGAATCAGGATTTACTTGAGTTTGCATAATGTATATTTATGTATGTTTTTTGTTCTAAAATGTTAATTTTACAAAGAAATCAAACATTTACCTTTGAGTAAATAATACCTTTTTGCCAATGCTTCGTTCTTATCAATGAAACAATCGAAACATAATAGTCTTCGGTCATCGTAATATGTGACTGCATTATTTTTATAATTACCTTCCCTATCGCAACCTACGTATTGATTACAGGATACGCATTAACTAAAAAGTATTAGAATAATGAAAATTGAAGTTTAAATGAACGCCGGCTATAAATATACAAAGATGGGTTATCCAACTGAAGGTCAGAATCATCACGCAGGAATTAAGAACGAAAAGGATATTGTTGATTTTCAGAATGCAAATCAAAATAATGCGATCAATAAGCATTTCCGAGGAGCTAATGAAACGACTAATTGGAAACACAAAGGTGGTACTCGCATGAAAGAAGACGCCATCTGTGAAAGCGGAGAAACAGTACACAAAATTTCTTTCAAAAATCATAAAAGCGGTACGTTTGATTGGATGAATACTTCAAAAAATATACCTGCGGAAATTACTAACAATGTGAAACAGTTTAAGTTAGAAAACGATGGCGGAGAAATTACAAAAACATTGCGTATTGAATTGGAACAAATATTTTCGAATGGATTTGATAATTTTGATTCCGATTTTATTGAGAGTTTGTTGAATAAAATAATTAACAATTATCCAGAGTACACTATCATTAATTGTGCAAAGAAAAAAGAGCTCATTATGATAAACAAAAGGGAGTTTACACATTTTAAGAAGCATCCTGAAGATGAATTTGTGTTTAAATCAACCAAAAGAGCAAAAACGAGTCGTCAAATATGGTTGAAAAAACATGACGGAAGCGAATTAAATACGAATTTAAGGTTAAGGATGCATCTGAATAACGGAATTACAGCTATATTCGGCAAAAAGGGAGCTGTTCCTTGTTTGAAGATTCAACAGGATAACGTAATGTCTTTCATCGCATCATGTGCGAATAAAGTTACTGTTCGTTATTAAATCTTGACTTTACGATCGGTATAATGTCTTTGTTCATATCATTTATAATACATTTTCTGTTGAGATTATAAGCAGCTTCCGCTGTAGTACCAGAACCGCACATAGGATCGTATATGTAGTCATTTTCATCAGTAGAGATGTTTATTAATCTCTCGAGTAATTTCACTGGCTTTGCTGTTGGATACTTTCTTACTTCGTTTCCTTGGCTTATGGAATGAATATCATCCCACAAATCAGTACAAGGTTTACCTGGATGTTCATGTAAATATATTTTTTTGTATAGATTACCAGCATTCTTTTTTGGAAGATGAATCCGTTTGTCTTTTATTAGTTTTTGTAATTCATCTTCTTTTATCCTCCATCCGGAGTTTGGGTTGAACACTTGATTGCCTATTTTAACTTCGTATTTATATCCTTTCTTAGTCTTTTCGGTAACAACATGACCAAGGGAATAGTTCCCTCTCTCATCTTTATTTTTAAATGAATTCTTCAAGTATGTCTCGTCCTTTTCCTGCAAAACTATATTGAATTTATAAGACTTAGTTTTATTACACTTCCAAATGATATCCATTACAGAACCTAGCTTAGTTTTAACATTATTCTTTGATCTACATTTTTTCCAGAATATAGGTTCCACAAATTTGAACTTTGATCGTAAATTTTTTTCAGGTATATACATGCATGAGCTAGAGATGTGAAAGAACAAAGTACCATCGTTTTCAAGCATATCATAAAATTTGTCGATATTATCACTTATGAATGATTCATAATCGCTATCTGTCCATTTATCTGAAAATCCTATATTGCAATTGCTTGATAGGTTGTAATTTCGATCTGAATTAAAGGGTGGATCAAAATAGATCATTCTGAATTTAGTATTTATATTGTTTTTCAGTGAATCTCCAATATATAACTGAATATTGTTCGTCAAGTCATATTTAACAGGAGTTTGTTCTTCATCAGTCATATTATCATATTTGACTTCGTGTTTGGATTGAGCAGCCATACTAGTTGCTACTTCATTTTCCACGTTATTCACAATCAATTTTTTCTCTAATATAATGTTTTCAACCTTGCTCTCGACTGCGTTATTCACTATGCTCTCGAGTTTCGACTTCACCTCTTGGCAGGGGTTCTTTCTATTCATGTGGTTCGTCAAGTGTCCCTTTTGTTTGAACTCTTTCAAGCATCGATCGCAAGTGTAGACCGGCATGTTTGTATATAGTATGCGGATATTATCTTTAACTAGTTTTAACTAAATTAGTTAAAGATGTATGCGGTGATGGTGGCTGGTTGGGAAAGTATTTGAGGAAACGGACAGAAATTGATTTAGAAGTAAGGGGTTTTGAACAGCAAGCACGAGATGCAGGAGAACAACGAAAACGATACGCAAATGGAACAAAGTGTTCCAACTTCGGTTCTTGAAAATACAGTGAATCAAATATTAACCATGGATTCGCAAAATGACAACCCTCTTGATTACAGTGTGTTGAACAACCCCGAAAGCGAAATATACAAGAAAGCGCGTGAAAGGACGCAAATGTATATTGATAAGAGACTGCCTTCCAGCAGACTCAAATACTTCCGTGATAAAACGGGTTTGACGAACGAAGACGGATTAGACGGGTTGGTTGCTCATTTGAGTGATACTATGGGTACTAATTGTATCAAAAATTTCTTCAAACACCCTGAGATCAAAGAATGCGAGCTGTGCGGTTGCCGAACGGATAAACCGCTTGATAGAGCACACTGTAATTACGATGGATGCTGTCGTCCTGTTATACTGAAACGTGCTGTTGAGCACTATTATGTTGACGAAAAAACACCTGTCATCACTGGCAAGATAATGCGGAAGTTTATTGAGTTGCACGGCGAAACACCATTGTACTTGTTGTGTAAGAAGTGCCACAAATCATACGATAAAAATGTGTAATTACGCCGAAATACTTTCATCTCGTTTGCGTTTTGAACACATTCGTTCTTCTTGATATTTTTTGGTCCTTTCCTCCTTTTTAAAATCACGTTCGTGTCTCGCTTCTTCGCATTGCTCTTGATAACGTTCTTCAAATTCTTCCATATCACCCAAGTAATTGTCTAGTAGCTCTTTATTTTCACTATCGTATTCTAAGTTCTTGGAATGAAATGTCTTGGCTTTACATATTTCCTTTTCTAATTCACCTTCGGCATCTTTCCGCTTGTTTCGTTCTTCGATTCGCATGCTTCGTTCTTTAAGGCGCATGTCTCGCAACTTATCAATGGTTTTCTTATACAGAAATTCTTTGTGTTGTGACTTTTCGATATGGGTCTTATATTGGCTAGAAGTTTCAAAATAGCGTTTCGAGAGTCCACATGGACACATATATGAGTTGTTCTTCTTTGAAAATTTAATGAATAAGTTTGGTACATCACAGTATTCATTAGTCTCATTGTTCCATTGAGGCTTGTACACCAAAGACATATTCGGTTAACATAGATACTTGTGAACTCTTTAATTCATTTTTATCACCTCTTACCAGTTTAAATGAAAACAAAAATATATAAAGCATCATCATACATATACATTTAATGTATTGGAACAACAAAAAATTGAAACGGAAGATGCCGGACAAGCGGAAGACATACTACAATCATGGTGCGCTCTGTTACTCACACTACCAAAATCTCCGACCTCTACCTCAAGAACACCGACCATAGTGCGTATGGGTCTAGTGAGTCAATCGAGATTACATCCGATTTCCAGCGTGGAGATGACGAGACTGGGGTGTGGTCGCCTGAGAACAAGCAGAACTACATCAAGTCACTCAAGGGTCACTATCCAACGGGAATTCTAACCTTTGTAAAGGACCACGAAAGCGCCACTGCCTATCAAGACCCTTGGAAAGTGTTGGATGGTGGAAACCGCCTTCGTGCGATTCGCGACTTCATCAACAATAAGTTTCATATTACGAAGGACGACGAAACAAGCTACAAATTCTCTGATTTGTCTCCTCAAGAAGTGGCGGATTTCAACACAATCATGATTCCGTGTCAGTTTCTGACCCTCGAGCGGAACGATGCCGACCACACCATTGCCGAAATGTTCTGTTGCCTCAATACCTCCGCAAAACCGCTTTCACATGGCGAACTCTTCAAAGCCCACGGCTGGAAGCAAAATATCTGGGAGATCGAGATGGCCAAAAAACTGGTGGGCCATGTATGGGACTCTACCATGAACGATGACCGTCTCAACGCCCTTCGTGCTGCCTGGTCTACCAACATCGGGGAACTGAGCGAAACGAAACGCTGCTCCAACGTTGCCATGATGCTAGGATACATTATTTCGGCAAAAACCGCCAACTTCAAGCACTTTGATTCCAACTATAATCTCAACAAAAACAATCTGAGTCCCGCATCCCAAGTGCCCGACGAAGACGAGGTGAATGCCATATATGAGAAACTCACCATGTTCGTGGATACCGTAAGCGAAATGGGATACTCGAGGGATCTCTTTGGTCGTCCAACCGGAGGCATTCCATCGAAATCCAAAATCGCACCCATCTGGAAGCCCATATGCGAAGGGACGCTCACTCCAGAATTCCGCGAGAAGATGGTTCGTTTCTACAACGATTACGCGGTGAATGACCACGAAGTGACTGAGGAATACATGCGTCTGCTCACCAAAAACGGGGATAATCACACGAACGCTTCTAAGATCAACGCCGTCCACGAATACATCAACAGTTTCGATTGACACCGCAAGGACGCTAACATACAACGACGACGACGAAGATGGGTTCATCGAGTTCGAGTAGAAAGTAAGTAATAAATAGGTAGTAAAAATATTCTTGTATGATTTATAAGAATATTTTTGTCAAAAATTAAATGCTTATTGTTTGGTTTTACGAGTAGATTTATTTTTAGGTTTCTTTCTTTTAGATTTATTTTTAGGTTTCTTTCTTTTAGATTTATTTTTACGAGTTTCTCTCCTACGTTTATTAAAACCTCCAATTTTATTCTCCCGCAAATTACCAACTAATTCATCAAATGTGTCAAGCTTAATAAAATCTTCTTTTAATAAAAATACAAGTGCTAAATATTTATTTAATTGACGAAGATTGAATACATAACTGTTGATAAGATTATTACCTTGTGCTGTAGTAGGAATATTCTGCCGTTTGCCAGGGTTCTCTGGATCGCGAATAGGTGAAGTTCTAGTATTTATAGCTTCTTTTAAATCTTTTATAACCTTGCACGCGTCTTCAACTTGTTTTTTAATTTCTTCGTCTTCATCATCTCCACATATAGCAGTAGGAAGCTTATTACTTTCATCATACATTTCTAAAAGTCCTGATACTTCTTCCAATTTTTCTCTAATTTGTTTAATATTTTTATTTCCGTTTATTTTTTCTAAATCAGAAATAATTTCTTTAACTAAATCAGTTCTCTTCATATAATATTAAGTAATATAAAACAAAATTGAAGGGGAGTATGGGTCATTCCCAATCAACAACAAGATTGTTCATAACATTCTATCGATGAATATTATGAAGACTATTAACAGTATGAAGCGCGATATTACCGGCAATACCAAGAGTAAGATGGCAGGAGAGACTGAGCACGCGCGTCTAGGATACGCGCTTCCGGTTGAGGTAGAGATGCTAATCAAGGAGTATGCGCAACCGCGCTACAGGGCTTCCGCGCATTTCAAGGCGATGAACACGCTGTTCGTATACCAAAAACGGGGTCTCATGCCAATCTTCCTCGGGTTGGCGTGCCCCGAGTGCGACCATCCCTTGCTCCAAACGCGATTGAACGTGAAATATCGCAAGGCGCAAATAATGTATAGAAAAAGGCAACTCGGAGAGATATACGATGACTTTGTGCGCCGCATACCCACTCTGGTGGATCACGAATCGTTCAAGCACGATATGTTGCGATGCAGTCGGAGTTTGCGATTTGCCACGGACGAACACGGGCGTCCTATCGAGACGAACTCTTCGCCAATGAACTGCACCGATATCTACTGCGAAATCGCGACATCTATCGTCATTGTTCTCCCGCTACTCACGGTCTACGCCCTTCCAATAAGCACCATACTTGCCCGCTATATCATTGTGTGCGTTCTCGTGATAATGTCGACAGAGCACATTATCATCACATTGAATATGGTGTGATTGCTTGTATTCTTTGATTATTGCCATTCGTTTATTTTTTCTGTGTTTTCCTCTTTTTTGTTCCTTTCCTCTTTTTTGTTCCTTTCTTTTTCTGGGGTTTCGCCATTTTATATAATGAACCTCCAACAAACATTTTGGCGAAATTGCCTATTTGTTCTTCATTAAATGATTTTATAATAGTCATAAAAACTTGCTCTATATCGTTGAAATTTTCTCTAGTCATAGGAGATACAAAACTTCCTGAAGATGTCTGCATACCATACAACTCGGGCAAGTCGTAACAATAGGTATCACTTAATTTGAAAGTCGCACCATTTAGTAATTCTTCTAATAATACAACACCTTGTGGTTTACCATCTTTCACGTTACGACTGCATTTTTCGGTAACCTGTTCTTCAATGTAGTGTTCTTGGAAAAAATTTTGAAAAGCCATAATATAAGGGAACACTCCATCTATCGCTGCGTCACTAATAGTCGCTTCCGAATTTTTGGCTAAATAATTACTAACCACATCCAAATAATTATCTATATCATTCAACCATATTTTCAACATTTTATAAGCCAGATCAGGCATTGGATAATCAGGGTCATTTTTAAATTTTTCAAACCCGGATTTTAAAATTTTCTTGATATTTTTCTTATCTTTTGTTGATATTTTTTCCATATTATATAATAAATCTATATTAAAATATTATTCTAGTAAAATGCGATATAAGTAATATATAAATGTATTTTTCGCTATTTGTTACATGGAATGACGGCAATGCGCGTCTCGATATAGATAATTGATATAGAAAGAAACCGAGTCTATCATATAGTAATACCGAATGGCAGTGACAACGCGCTCTGCTATTCTAAGTGACGACGGAAAATACCGATACAAACTCGAGAGAAAGTGGGGTCCGGATGCTTCGAAAATGGTCGGGTTCATCATGCTCAACCCTTCCATTGCGAATGATAAAAAGGACGACCCTACAATGAAACGAGTGATTAATTTTGCCAAATCTTGGGGGTTTGACGGGGTCATTGTATGCAATCTCTACGCGCACATCAGTCCTCATCGCAAAGAGTTGAAACACGTGGACGACCCGCTTGGTCCGGAGAACGAGCGATACGTCAGGGAAATTGTCGCCACATGCTCGCAAATCGTCTATGGATGGGGGAACGACGGAAGCGAACCACAATGGTTGCGCGAGTTGGTGCAGTCGCCATATTGCATCAAAATGAACAAAGGAGGTCAACCGAAGCACCCGCTTTACATTAAAGGAGAATGCGAAATGATTCCGTATGTGCGTGAGTAATGAACGCGATATGTATTTTTGCTCCACAATATAAATCCGTTGAACCAATTCACAATATATTGCCTGGTTACTCAGTAGCATACATGACCGCCCCCGAATAAACCACCGTTCACTCGAAAATGCCAATCGCAATAAAAAAGTTTACAATGAGGACACTGTTTGGTAATACCTCCTTTTGTACAGTTGTGTTTATATGTGGTTGCACAAGGCAATGCTATGAGATTCTCCGCATTATTTTTCATGCGCTCTTCCTCTTGCTTAATGCGTTCTTCCTCTTGCTTAATGCGTTCTTTATCCTGCTTTATACGCTCTTCCTCTTGCCTTATGACTTCCTTATCCTGCTTAATGCGTTCTTCCTCTTGCTTAATGCGTTCTTCCTCTTGCTTTATGTGTTCTTCTTGTTTTATGCGCTCCTCTTCTTGTTTTATGCGCTCCTCTTCTTGTTTTATGCGCTCCTCATCAGAATCGTTTTGTTCTTTTATTTGCTTAATTTTTTCTGGCGTAGGTTGTTCAAACCATACCTCATCATTAACAGTAAAGTTTCGTTGTTCTTCTGTATAATCCTTGTGTAAATCAAGATAATAATACTTAAGCTTGACTTTTTTACTTCCATCAACCGTTATATTAACGGTTCCTTTCGGTTGTATAAAACCGATCTCTGGTTCAAGTGATTCACCCTTTACGTAGTCCTTTTTATTATTACCTCCAACTCCAACGCCCATAAATTCTACATTTCCTGCGTTTTCCTTATGAATAATTAAAGATGCTTCGTAAATATAAGCCTTGTATTTAACTTCAAAATCAGACTTGTTTTCGATTGTAAGTTTGTTGAGACTTTTCCCCATAAAACCCTTTTTGGCGTTCGGTTTTGAACACAACATCTTTATATAATAGTTATATTAATAAAGTATCGAATAATTCTTCGATTGAATATTTTTTTCAAACCATATCCTCCACGGTAAAATGCACACCTCTCATTCAAAATCGCTTCTACATAGTGGACATTTTCTTTGCGAGTTTTTATTTTGTTCCATTTCATATAAGATTTCATACTTTCTGAATTCATCATAGTATTTGTTCATTTTTTGTTCGTATTTACACAAATCATAATAATATTGTTCTATTAGTTCATTATTTTCAAACCAACTTTTAAGATCATCATCTATTGTTTCCACGAATTCAGATTTAATCTTTACTGAATTATATAAATCCTCGTTTTCACATACAAACCATTTTAGGTATCTTTCATCATTCGTTATACTTTGAAATAACACTCGGTTTTTTTCCTTATCTTCATATGGATATTTTGGTTTTGGTTCCTTCGGTTCTTCGGGTTTGGGATGTTTATCATGAAAATCTGAAGATATATAGCCTGTATTCATTGTTATAAAACACTTTGGACATATGAAATGTTCACAATTAGGCATTTTCACACCCCAATGAAGTTCAAAACAAACACAACAATCAACGTTGTCTCGTTTAACCATATCTTTAGTAAAAAACTCCAATGCCTTTTCTTCGCCCCATACTTTAGTGAATCGGTTGAGTGTATTCATTTCATCCATTATTAAACAAATTCTCAATTATTTTTTAACTCCTATTTCTTCAAACCATATCCTGCTTCGTCAAAGGGACTTCGCCCGCCAACTCCCGTAGCAGCTTCAACTTCGTTTTCTCGGGCAGTTCTGCCGTGGTAGACCCGGCTATTTCCACATACTTCACGCGCAGTTGGTCGTTTTCCATCCATTCTGGATAACGACTTTCGAATTCACACACCCATTTTTTACGTATGCTTTCCTCCGCGTTTTGGAGGAGTTTCTCTCCACTATCCTCTTCCCATCCTTGATTTTCATCCT